AACTTCAGCTTCATTTAAAATAGATACAATTTGATGCTCTGAAAATTTTTTCATATTGAAATTCTCCTTAAAAATATCATAGAGAATTTTCTACTTTCTTGCTGTACTATTTTAGGGGATAGTTACACTTTTAATTCATCGGGAACTAATTTAAATAATTTTTTAATACATTCAATATGTATATTATAGTTTGGTGATATTCTATTATTACAATTTTCAAAATAATATTTAGCCTGATAATTCAAAAAATGCACATCAGATTCATTAAAATCTGAATTCAAAAGTTTTAATGGCAAATTATGTACCAGTTGAGATTCTAAATAGCAGGATTTATCCAAAGTTTTTTAAAGCATACCATGAGTTTGAAGATTTCTAATATGAGTAATGCCCAATAAAGTATCTCTATATAAATTTCTCTTTTATCCATTATTTTTTCCCTTTTTGGGAATCGTCCAGACATACTTAGTGGGTATTCCTGCCTTGTTAAGTTACTTTTTTAATAGTCTATAAATATTTAAAGAATCAATGTTTTTACTGACTACCTTAGCACATGTTCTTTCACGATAATATTTTCCTTCTTAAAAATTTTCAGTTCCATTAAATAATAATAATTTTCCAGATTCTTTAAATTATAAAAGCCCAGCATAAGCTGAGCTTTTAATTAAACTATATTTTAGCTAAACATTCTGGGAAAATACTCACTAATTTTATCATTATCGAATATTCTATCTTTTGTAAAATCCACCGTATCAGATACGACGATTACCGGCCACAACTCTTTCGGTAAATCTTCGATTGAAGCATAGATTGTTGGAAGATAAGATCTATAATAATCCCCGGTTTTAATTTTTCCTATATAATCAACTAAAAAATAATTTTCCTCATAATCAAGAAATCCATAATATACAAACACCCCCTTTTTTGCAGATAGTCCCTCATCTAAAAGTACCTTCTGCTTAGATAACTTTGCTACTGACTTTTCAACATCTTTCCTTTTTTTTAAATCCGTATAATTATTAGTATATAAATCCAATATTGTTTGTCCATGTTTGTTGTATGAATATTGACTATATTCATCCAGACCTTCATAGATGTGTTCAAAAAAAGGATTTAGTAATGATTTTGCATTATCATTGGATAATAGAGCTTTAGGTAAATCTCCCCAAGATTCATTCACCATTATTGCAATTTTTCCATTTTTATCCATTGCAGGCCAATCATATGTTGATAAACCATCTGCTTTCCAGTTTATATTTAAATCTTCAATAATCATCTGAATTTATCCTTAGGAAATGTCACTCAACAACTATTACGATTTTCATACTACTAGTTTCTTTTCTTCAGAACTATCTCATCCCTTTCTTAATCTGAAGAAATCGATCAAATGAATCTTTTCTATAGCAATATCAATCTTTAAACAATTAATTTACTAAATCACTTGAGTAAATTCTTTTTGCGATCATTCCTTATCATTATAATGCTGTATAAATCCAATTCAATATCGTCTCTTAACAACACATATTAAGAAAAATAATATTGTTAACTGATTTTACTTTTAATTATAAAGCCCCAGTTAACCGGTTTTTTTAGTTATTAAAGCAAATAAAACACGACAATCCCTGATAATTAAACCGCTATAAAAGCGCTCCTTTTATCTTTTGAATATATTGTTAAAATTTTAATAAAAACTAGTGAAAATTAAAAGTCACAACTAGAATTGTGTTTTGGAAATTATTTAGGATAAGTTATGAAAATTACATCTAAAATAAGACTTGAAAATTTAAACCTATTAGTCAAAGAAGCTGGAGGTGTAACGCAACTAGCTAAAAGAGCAGGATATAAACAGTCTAGTTACTTATATCAAATAATTAATCGCACACCTGTTCAAAATGGCAAAGCAAAAAATATCGGATCAAATATGGCTTCAAAATTAGAAGAAGCCATGAATAAACCTAAGGGATGGATGGATCAAGAACACCAAAAAAATTCAAAATCAAATTCTGTGTATCTCGGCACTCTAGAAATCTGGGGCTATTCTAAACCTTCAGGTGACATTGAAATAGAAGTACCGTTTTATAAGGAAATTAGTTTTTCGGCAAGTAATGATTTTGCAGAATACATCAAAGATTACAATATATATAAACTTTGTTTTGCGCGTTCTATTTTTGCAAAGCACGGCATTAATCCAGAATCCGTTGTGTGCGTTACAGCAAATGGCAATAGTATGTATCCTGTTATTCCAGATAGCAGTACTATCGGGATCAATACAGATGATAAAGATATTCGAGATGGCAAAATATATGCAATAAATCATAATGGATTACTGCGTATAAATATTTTAAAAAGACGCCCAGGAAACAAATTATTGATCCAAAGTTTTAATTCTTCAGAATATAAGGACGAAGAAGTCAATCGGGAAGAAATACATATAATTGGTAGGGTGTTTTGGTGGTCTGTTTTAGCTTAATGCGTAGATCTATTTAAGAATAAATTATAATAAAACTTTCTATCGATATTTATTACAAATAAAATGCCTAGTACACTAAGAGATCGTTTAATAGAATTAATGGCTGAGTGTGGGCTCAGCAAACAAATCGAACTAGCCAATCTTGCTAAGTTTAGTAAAGAATTGGTTAATCAATGGTTTAATGGTGATACAGGCTTAGTAAAAAACCTTTGTTAGAACTGTCAAAAATACAGCTTTTTCAGCTCAATGGTTAGTAGATGGAACAGATCCAAAATATAAAACAAATGACACTGATTCATTAGCTCAAAAATCAAGCACATTGGAAACAGTAAATAGCAATTCTACAATCCTGAAATTATATGATAGGAGTGCTTTTTGCGGTCAAGGAACCATAATTTCTGAATTTCCAGTACAGTACTTCTTAGGACAGTTGAGATTCCTAACGATGCTATTATAAAGCTATTGGGCACAACAAATTTACAAAGTGTCCAGCTTATGCCTCCTGACGGGGATTTAATGGAATCTACTATACCCAGACGCTCCATAACATTCATTAAAACTGATATAGATAAATTTCAAGATAACCGAGTTTATCTTATAACATTTGATGGTTATACCTATATTAAAAGACTAGCAAGAGGGAAATCGGGGGTAATCAATGTAATATCTGATAATAAACTTTATTCATATACAGATTTTGATATTGCACCAGATGATTTAGATCGATTAATAATTCACGGTAAATTTTGGAAAGCATTACCTTTAGATTTTTTTGATATATAATTTAAATTAACAGTTTATTTTCATTATTTAAATGATTTCAGCCGTATTAACACAGTATTTTTGCATGTAAATACCGGCAGCTGTTTACCGGTGTTTTTTGTTTGAAGGACATCTAAATCTCTATAGTATACATTCCAAGCAACCATAATAAACTTGGCAGAAAAACTAATTAATTCTAAATGTTACACAGCTGATCAATTTCTAGGTAAACAATAGATTTTACAATTAACTATAATTCACAACTCTAATATTAGGATTTAAAAATGGATAGACGAGATAAAATATTGTATTTAATAAATAATTCATTCAACGGAAGCCAAGTAAAATTTGCAGAGGCAATTAAAAGATCTCCAGCTCAAGTTAATCAATGGGTAACTAATCGCAGGGCTGTTGGCAACGTTTTGGCTTTACATATAGAACGAACTTTAAATCTACCATCAGGTTGGTTAGCTAAAGAAGAAGACAATAAAATCAAAATTAATCAATCAAATGCCTTTCATCTAGGAGCACCCAGATATATATATGACGAATCATGCCCATTGGGGAATGATGAGATTGAAGTTCCTTTTTATACGGATAATATTTTAAGCGCAGGTAATGGATTTGTATCAGATATACAAAATTTTAATAATATGAAAATGCGCTTTTCACGAACAATGTTAAATCAAAAAGGTATTGATCTAAGATGTTTAGTATGTATTGTGGCTGATAATGATAGTATGGAACCAGCTATTCCAGATGGAGCAATTGTTGGAATCAATACGAGTAATACTCAGATTAAAGATGGTAAATTATACGCAATTAATCATGACGGTTTATTATATATCAAAATCCTAAAAAGACGACCTGGCAACAAAATTCTGATACAAAGTTATAATTTTAACTCATATCCTGATGAAGAGGTTGATACAGGAGCAATTACTGTTATTGGAAAAATATTTTGGTGGTCAGTTTTGCTATAACATAAATTTATGTTTTAAATTGCAAGAAAAGAAAAAGAGAGAGATTATTACATTAAATTGCTATTTTATCTAAATAGCCGAAAATCTAGTCATTTATAGTGTGGAGGACATCAAAATTCGCACATATTAAATGGCAATACCTTGATAAATGTTGCCGCCCCAGTTGATTTTTTTCGCCCAGCTCCTTGGCTGCCTGTTGCATGGCTTCATTAATTGCAGCGAATCTTCGGGTCGTTATCTTTCCTATTGATAGGGTACGGATAAATAACCACCGCGCGCCTTGTTGCGTGCTTACTCGCCAGCGGTGTACTTACCCAAGTCACTTTTTTTCATTCGGCCGCGCGTATTTCGGATCAACTCCCTTTTTCACGCATTCATTAGCTGTACGCCCTTTACCGTAATTGATGAAACACTGTTCCTTACTTCTTTTCTCCTCAATAACGGTAAAATCCTGCTTAGAGATTTCAATGGCTCGCTTAACGACCTTAACCAGATTGGCATCAACGTCGCGTAAATTGTTCAGAGAACGATTGCCTAATTTGTACATATCAAACCTTTCATAAATAAAAAAAGCAGTCAGAACGGCTGCTATGTATAGACTATTTACATTTATTAATGTATTATTAAATTTAATCCCCTTTAATTAATTTAAAGCCCTCAAAAACTCCTCCGTCTTGAGGGTATTTTTTTGCCATAAAAAAAGCTGCCTACTGGCAGCTTATTCAATTCCCAAAAACTCACTTAGTCCATTTAATATCAAGCTTACGCTTATTTTCGGCGCAATCTTTTAAATACATATTCATTAAAACCTGATACGGTAATCCGGTTTCATCAGCCATATCTTTGAAATAAGTAATACTATCTTCATCAATCCGAATAGTGATTGTTTTCTTTAACTGTCCGGAATACGGATTGCGTTTTGCTTGACTAAAATCGTACTCTTTTTTCATAAATGTGCCTCGTATTGTTTGCGTTCTTGCTTGGTAGCAGTCCTTGCAGAAATCAAACGGATTGTATCGCCTCTTTCACAATGAATAACCACTAATATGCGTAAATTCTCACTCATCCCTAGCAATATGAAACGGTCTTCATCTTCGGAATGATCTGGATCATTAATTATCAAGGCATTTTCGTCCCAAAATACTGTAACAGCTTCATCAAATGATACACCGTGCTTTTTGATATTGCTTGCTGCTTTTCCCTGATTCCATTCAAAGCCATTAATCATTCTATCCCCTTAGTTGTAAATATATTATATTTATATTTTAAATATATAACAAGTAGTTAATTTTCATATAGATGATTTTTTCATATCATCTATAGTTACAACTGTATCAATGGCACCAGCGCTCCAAATAAAAAAGCCGGCATTTAGCTGGCTTAAATCAGTTAAATAATCAAAAAACTACAATCAAATCACTATTTCTGCTTATCATCTGTATCACCGATTATCTTTTCTGCCCTGTTACACACAGCATTAATCAGTTTTTTAGCCAGCTTTGGCGCAGTTGCTTTGTTAGAAGCCATTCCGGCAAACACACCGGCACCGGCAAACAGCCACGGGTGATCCTGTGTAAAGAAATACTCTGTTACTGCGGCTGAAAAAACCATGCCTATAATGATGAATGTCACAGTGAGCATGACGCCATAGCGTCGGTAATCAGACACTACCAGCGAGCCCAGAAAGCCACCGGCAAGGGCAAAATAAGTCGCCAGTGTAAATGCTTCATTCATCATTCACCGCCTTTTTTATCTTCTGCCTGTTGCGTGTTTTTAATCAGATTCCTGCCGGCCAGTGCGCATATGATGGCAATCAGCGGATAAGTGGTCATGCCTGTGGACAGTGGCGGATAGGCGGCGATAAACGTTCCGGATATCACAAACCAGATCAGTGCCGACCACAATAGGCAACAACCGGAAAGAATATTGCTGCGGCTGGAATGACAAAAGGCAGTAAATAGCTGCCCGATGGCAACCATAATTAAAATGGTCACAAACACCTTAGGGTATAAATGCGGGAATTTGCCGTATAAATCCTCCTTAATTATCTCGTCACCATGCAGGCCGAACACAAGCGCAAAACCCAGCATAGCGAATCCGTTCAGTACTTCGATTATTCGCGTACCGGTACCGAACAGCCAGTTTTGCAGTCTGTCCGGTAAAAACCGGAAGTCCAGTAACCAGTAAAACCATTTAATCACTTTTGTCATGACATATTTACTCCATAAAAAAAACCGCTTTTCAGCGGTTATCAGTTAATAGTTGCTTTTAGCTTCTTCCCATAGCCGGAACAGCCTGTCCTGATCAATATCCAAGGTATCAGTAAAAAACTGCCAGATATCATCATTTTCCAGTGTGAATGTCTGTGCTTCCATGATGGCATTACGCACTTTAATCAGATGAATACCAGTTAATTCTCGCTCAGCGATTTCCACCAGTTTTTCCTTATTTTTCCCGTACTCCAGCTCAATCTGAGTTAATATCTGGCTGCGATTCAGCATACCGGCATTTTTTCTTTTATCGAGCTGACGCAATTCATCGGCATTAGACACTTCTATCCATGTTTCTGCCTTTTCTAACCATTCGCTATAGGGTAATGGCGCCTGCGTTGTTACATCATCCGGTAGCACTCCCAGTTCAGATATGCGAATGCGTTCGCCGGTTTGTTTGCTGTAAACGGTTTCGCCGCGATGATCTTCAATATATTTCCAGACGTTGCCCAACCATTGCGGAATATAGCCTGCTTTTAATTCAGGCTCATCAGCGATGATGCACAGCCAAGGTATCAGGTAATTACCATCCGTGTTAAGAGGGTCTAAATCCGCTATGGTCATACCGATAAAATAGTTATTTTCGTCCAGCTGGCAGACGGGAATAGTTGGTGAATATTCTTTCATTCATTACTCCTTAAATTTTAATACAGGCAAGCAGTGCAACATTGCGTGGTCGTGTTTCTGCTGATGTTCTTGCTACTTCCGCATTGTCAAATTTAACTTTAAAGTTTAGTGTTAATGGTGTGACCGTTCCGATTTTTGCTGTACTCACATTCTCTCTGCTAAAAACACCATTGGAATAATCCTTACCCACGAAAGTGATATCACCAATTTCACCAGTCATACGCTGTACTGTATCTGACTGGGTGGTACCCAACTGCCTGCCATCATCAACGCCTCTACCCTCATCATATGCGCATAAAAACTCACCTCTTAAATCCGGCAGGTTAAAGGTAGTTTTCCCGTCCCCTGCACCGAAGCGTGTACCAATAGCCGCATACAGACTGGCATATGATATGCGTGATACTGCTGCGCCATTAGCCTTTAACCAGCCGACAGGTGCGGTATCCATAGCGAAAAACTGCACAGCTCCGGCAGGCGTGGCATTAATATCTTTGCTACCGTCAAACGGTATGCCATTAATACAGACTGCATTCTGTAGCCTTGTGGCAGTTGCGGCATTGCCTGTTGTATCTTGGTTACCTCTGGTATTCACGCCGGGCAGATCTATGTCCTGCGTACCGTCAAAGAAAACCCCGCCAATATTGCGTCCTTCAAATAATTTTGAGGCTGAAACAGCGTTAAGCCCTATGCCGGCAATAACCTCCCAGTATTGGGGATTCTGATTAGGGTTGTTGGTGTTCTTATCTGCAACTGAGATAAATACTTTCGTACCATCATCAGCCAGCAATATCGCACCTTTCTGATACCCGCCAAAAGCATCGCAATAGGCTTATCAAAATAGAACAGATTGCCTTTCTGCATATGTACAATAGTGGCGGATAAAGCGTTAAGGATACCGTTAAAGTCCATCCCCTTTGGAGGCAAGCCGCCCGATTCTATCGGCTGCATGGTTACGTTCGGGAAACCGTCGCTCCATGTTGCATCCTCTGGATCTTGCCCAGTCTGCCTTGTGTTTTGAATATTGTTTTTACTGCCGTTAGCCGCAAACGCCTGCGGGATTAATACTGGATTTTTACTCATGCGAAACTTCCTTGGTTAAATGGTTGAAAACCTGTTCCGGAAAAACCAAAAATCCCCGCGGGCGGGGATTCACGATAATCAATTAAAACGCCAGACGGGCGCGGTAATAATTGCAGGTTATAGATAATATGCCTTTCAAATTTATTGGGTATGAATTCAAAAAAATACCGCCCTTTCATGTGGCCGGTAATTAAAAAATACACGCGCTTTTCCGGAAATATCATACGCAGGTATTTATTAATATTCGGTGCCGTTGCATGAAGAATATTGGCTGCCGCCTTAATCATAATAAGCAGGCGGAAACGCTCATCCGATAATTTATAAGCAGCAAACCGCGCTCCGGAGGCACTGAACGGCTGGTTATTAAACGGTGTAAAAGCCTGCGGAGTGGTTTTAAAGCCGAAAGTATCAATATCATCAGGCGGAATACTGATATTACGATTCACCCCTACAATCCGCCCCCAGATATCCAGCCCGAAACTCTGTGCAGTTTTCACATTGAAAGCCAGCCGGTAAAAATCATCAATTGATCCGGCAGGGTCTATGCATTCGTTCATGCTTTCAATCAGATTGCAGATAACCGGACTGTTTGCATACTGTGACATTAAAGTGTCTTGAATATTTTTCATGATATTTTAATTTGATAAATTGAGGCTGTCGGGTATTCATCCACGCCGATTTCAAGCATGTCTGCCCATTTTTTACCGTCCTTACTCACCCGCAGGGACACTATACTTAAATGAGGAATGGCAGCAGCAACCGGACAGATAAATTTAGAAGCAATAACCGGCTGTCCGATTGCAGCCTTTGCGGGTCCGGTTGTAAAACCGGTAATAATGGCCGCTTTTACAGCCTCGCTATCCTGATATGACAGCAAATCAGGATCATCAACCATCACCTGAAAAAAAACCGGCACAAAAGCCGGTCGTAAAAATTTTACGGTGTATGTCGGCGGTCTGACGGGGAAATTTTCTGTATCCGCTATCACGCATTCTGTATTGCCATTAAAAGAACAGCCCGAACCGGCTTTATTCAAAATGGTACGGGCAATGGTTTCATCATCTCCGCCTACTACGGAAACCAGAATACTGTTACGGATAACCGGATAATTGGTGGCACCAACCTGTATAGTCTCATCTGTCGGGTTGTCGATAACATACACATCTTTCACATCGGCTAAATCAGCCACTGCGCCATAAGTTGAGGCATTGGTATTTTTGCTGTTAATCGCTACCGATGCCCGCCGGCGTTTTTCAAAATCCAGACGACTTTCTTCTTCAATACCAGCAACGGCAGCATATGGGTTAGTTACCCGATCTAAGCCAATAATTGCTTTAGGAATGCCGGTAATCGTATCGGGCACGGCATTGATATTCCCGGCAGATACGCACTGCGCATGCGCGCTTACTTTACCGTCTTGAGTAATGGTTGCTTCGTTAGTTAACTGCCATTTATTGCCGTTATCGTCGTTAAATACCGTACTGGCAGGAATAGTTACCCCGGCCAGCCCATTTAGCATCAGCATCACACTGGAATGCGTAGCCTGTTTGCGGGTCATAAAATAGATATAGCCTAACCCGTCCTGCCAGATACCCTGCGCATAACGCGGGTCGAACTGATTTAACAGGGTTATCATCTGATTGCGCTCATCGGTAATAATGGCTGCCAGAGAAGTTACTAACTGCCCTTGCGGTGTATTCATGGCTGTATTCAAGTCCTGTCCGAAAGCATTTCTGAACAGCTCCCATAAGCCACTAATTATCTCATCTACAGACGGTGCAATAATCCCCTTATCAGTCACCTGTAATTGCGGAATGCTCATAAACCAATTACTCCCGTTTTATGATTGCTGTTAGTAAATTCAATTTGTCAGCGGATAACGTCCGTTGCCAAGAATGCGCGTTAAATACGGTATTCCCTCCTGCTGGTTAAAATACATATCTTCTTTCATGGTACGGCAGGCACTGGCAATGTCCTGCGCTTGCTGATAGGTGCTTTCAGCGACAGCAATGTTGCCCTCTGCATCAAGCGCCAAATCCCATGTATCAGGCATTAAAAATAATGTTTTCATGAATTGGGCTTCCCTGTATTGCCGTTGCCAGTAGTTACACCTTTGTGAGTGTGATCTTGCAGACTGACTGAACCGGCTTTAATATCTCCATCGGCACTGATACCGCCGCCACCGGTAAACTGCGCTGTCTGTAAAGCATTAACTGCATAGCTGCCTGTCGTAGTAGTTACCGATGAAGCTTGCATGCTGATTGATGGTGCCTCCAGCGTGATACTGGTCGGTGAGTGAATCACTATGCCGCTGTCTGAAAAACTGATGTATTGCTGCGGTGTGCCGTTTAAAAATCCGCCGATATACAGCCCGTCATTCCAGTCATGCCGGGTGCGGATTCGGCTTTATTGCGCTTAACTGCGGATATGTCGCGTGAGGCAAAAGCACATAAACCGATATCGCCTGCGACCGGATCACAGATAACAGCATTACTGCCGCCCTGTAAGCGGAAATAAGGAACGCTGAATATTCTGCCGGGTGAGTAGACATTGCCGGCACCGTCAAGCATCTGTACCAGTGGCTGTACGTTTACTTCACCCACCGGACTGACGCCGGTACCTGAAACCGCCAGCACTTTGACAAGGGTTACGGTCTGAACCCGCGATATCAGATTGGAAATAACTGCGTTAAATTCTGCTGCTCCGCCTAGTGAATGATTGATATTTAGGTTGTCCAGATTTTCATATTCTGCTGATTGCTGCATCTTTGCTGTCTCTCCATATTGCGGCTATATCACAAAACCAGTTCCCGTCCGGCTGATTGGATTCAAGGCTTTTATGCATGCCGTATATGCGCCATTCACCGTTACATACTTCAACCTGGCTGTCCTGTATCTTGCAGATACCGCCGAAACGCAATAACGGGTCGTACAGGCATTTAAAAGTTACGCCGCGTATATCGGGTACCGGATAGCTGATCAGTCCTGAGGTGGGCGTAATGACCGGAATTTTGATGTTGCGTGAACCGCCTTTCGGTGTAACCGCAATCAGGTTATTCTCAATGTACATATCAAACTCAAAATCATGTTCAAGCGTTTTAAGCTTATCCAGATTAGAGCCGTTTAAAGTCAGGTTTTTGGTGATTGCAGATACGCCGTTATTTTCAAGCTGATAACCCATACTGTCACATATATCCTTGATTGCATCGGCAATATCCACCTCGCCTTCTTTTTCATACGGCGGCTGCGGTTTTTTGTACTCCAGCATGGCTGCCTGCGATTCAATAACCAGACAGACATCGGGAGCCACGGAAAAATCCATTGTCGCAAAAGTAATATTGCCCTCAAATTCAGTTATCAGCTGCTCACCCTCTTTTCCAACTTCAACTTTTACCCTGTTCATCAGTGCATCAAGCGTATTCCAGTGTACACGGAACAGTTTGGCCATTTTCTCCAGTGCCAGCCCGTAGATTCGTATTTGTGCTACCGGCATTACTGAGTCATAACCGAACATGATATTGCACATCACACGAAAGCCTGTTGCGCTGATCTGGTTATGATTGCCGGCAAAAACAATATGCTCACCCTGTTTGTCCTTGTCCCGCAGGGTAACGGTTACTTTTATCTGTTTACGTTTCATCGGTATATACCAAAAAAAACCGGCTATTTAAGCCGGTGTAAGTCGGGTTATCGCTGCCATGGGTATCTATAAATACAAGATTTTTGGTTATCGGCGTTCCGTTGAGACAGACGCGGTTTTGTACCTGTACGCCGTCTTTGTCGTTTTCTACGCTGGCAAAAAGCTGTCCCAGCCGTGTAAACAATCGGATATGCCAGCGACTGCCGTTAATCACAAAAGAAATATTCTGATTAGGATTAGCATCCAGCGGTATGGTTACTGTTGTCATTTAAACCACCCTTTAATAGCGTTTACTGCCTGAGATAACAAAGATTCCCCGGGTTTTTCGGGCTGTTTTTCTCCGCCGTCGCTTTCTTTTGCATCATCAGGATTTTTTACCTCTTCGGTATCGTATTTCACTACCACTTCGCGCACTTCTTCTAGATGGAGATTTACTTTAATCAGTTGTGCACCGTCTGACGCTTCACGCGCAGTGTCGTAACCAACAATACAGGCGTTGGTATAAACATATTCAGGCGTAATGATGTAAAACAGCAATGTACTGGCTGCCAGTGTTTCAATCTGTCCGAGAAACACGCCGCGCATTAAGGTGCCTCCTGAGCCTTTGGTAAGCTGTACGGTGGCTTTATACGGATTAGCGACTTTGTTGTAACAGGCGAATGAGCCTTTTTCAACCGGTGCCTGTGCTATTTTGGCGGAATTACTGTATTTGAGAGAGGTGACGTTATCAGCCAGCAGAATAGGTATTCCGTACTCGTTAAACACGCCCCAGTAATTACCGAAAACGGCATTTATCAATGCCGCACCGCCCAGACTGATCAGGGCATTAGTACCGGCAACATTCAAGCCTTTAAAGTTTGGTATGTTAGGAATACCTTCAATTGGCAGCATAGTTTACTCCAATAAAAAAAGCAGCCCGAAGGCTGCAATGGAAAAGCCAGCGCATGGCCGGCTTTGATTATTTATATTTACCTGAGGTAAATATAAAAATAAAAAAAATTTGCTTTAACTTAAGGCGAAACTTTCTATTTTAGCAATATCATCTTTATTAACTAATTCAATTCGTGCTTTTTTTGCATCTCTAGTTATTAGCTCAAAAGCTTTTTTTTGCCTTTCAGTTTGATCTTGAGCACTCTCAAAAGGAAACATTATTTTAGTATCCTCCTCAATAGAAGAAAAATCTCTCAATCTATTAATAACGGAAATCCATTTATCTGATTTCTGTATAATCTCACTAGAATTATCCTGTCCAAGATATAATGGCTTGATAATTTTTCTGATTCTTTCCCCTTGTTTCTGAACCAATGGGAAATTTGCATAGTATTCATTATCATCACCTACTTTTACCTGAACAAAAGGAAATGGTGTCTGTATCTCCCGAATCATCTTTTGAATATTCTTTGTCAGAATCTCTTCACGCTGGTCTTTAGCAAAACTATGTTCCGCATAATAACTAAAAAGACGATCCAATTCTTTTTTTTCACTTTCCCCCGTTGTGACACCTATATCGCTTGTGCAAATAATTGCATCTCTGGGTCTGGCTAAATGATCTAACAATGCTCGAAAGAGTTCTGGGTCTCTGTTAGAACTTCTCTTTAAATTCTCTTTAATTCTCTCTAATTCATTAGAAAAAGAGTTCATTGCTTGTTTGAAGATTCTGGCATCGAAATATCTAAAAAATTTGCTTAAGCGCTGATATTTAAATTCTAAACTATAATCAAAAAAACCCGTTTTCGGACAAATTAAAATAATTCCTACATTTGCAAATTCTCGGGTCTGAATATAAGGCATAAAGCGGACGACTGCAAAACGCATTGCTAGCATATTCATGTCAGTCTCCATAATTGTCCATTATTTAATCTATTCAATGTATCAAAAGAAAATTGAAAATTATATTCTGCTTTCAAATCTCTTTCGTTATTCAACCATTCCCATTCAGGAGGTAAATTATTGCATGCATCATGATATGCAGGCAATGCAGGGTTTAGAAAATCAATTAGCTTAGATTGTAAATCATAATCCGAAATTATATTTTGCATAGCATTTCTAAAGATATGATTTTCTAAAAATTCGCTACCAGTCAGCTTTGAATCAAAAGCTAAATTATGATCAATAACCACTAATTCTTGACTTAATGGCTGAAAAAGTAGGTTTGAATTTCCTCGTGTTCGATCGCCATTTTTTATAAGCCAATCAAAAGCAACAATTTTTAGCTGAATACCAAAAGGGATTTTTTAATGTTTGCTTCTTCAAAAATAATTACATCATGCACAGTTTGCGAACCAAAACAACATCCTAATCCTATTTTTTTCTGTTTGTCTGATAATTCTTCAAAAAGATATGATGGCACATTTAACAAACTAAATTTTGCTATTGGTAGTTGAATAGCAGCGGCCATATTTGCACATAACCACTCATTAATCTGACTAGCTCTAGTCGATCGTAAACCTTTTGCATAATATTCAGTGTCGTCTTCAGCTATACACCGGTACGGCTCAGACATCCCTTGATCAGAAATATCTGTAATAGTTTTTATTATCTTAGCAGACAAATTCTAACCTCCGAGCCTTATTATTAAGCTTTACTGTAATTATATATTAAATTAACTAAGATTTCAGCTTATTGTAAAATCCATTTTTCAATATTGGAAACAAGCACATGGCTGGCTTGTTTTGTTAGATGGATAATGCTGTATTCAGTGGAACTACATCAGCATGTGATTTCTGGCTAGCTTTCCATAAATCATAATTTACCTGCATATTGAGCCAGAATTGCGGGCTGGTATTCAATAAGATGGATAACCTTACTGCCATATCCGCACTAATTCCGGTTTTCCCGTTAATGATTCTAGAAAGAGCCGCCCGCGTCACTCCTAAATGTTTAGCGGCTGTACTAATGCTGGTATCACCTAAATATTCTTTTAAAACTTCACCTGCATGGCAAGGGTTGTGCATACTCATACGCTTAACCTCCTAATGATAATCTTGGTAATCTACTATTTCAGCGTCATTTCCATTAAATTTAAAAGTTAAACGCCAATTACCGTTTACAGTAACCGCCCAATGTCCCTGCAAATTACCTTTTAACTGGTGCAATTTCCAACTAGGCGCATTCATATCTTGAGGCTGTGCAGCAGCATCCAGAGCAGTTAATAAAACCCTTAACTTGGTGCTATGTGCAGCCTGAATGCCTGCTTTGCTTCCTGTACGATAAAATTGCTCAAGTCCTTTGTGGTTAAAACTTTTTATCATAGCTGCCTCTATAGTGTATAGCATAAATATACACAAAGCCCAGATATTTTGCTATAAATAAAACCACTCCGTAGAGTGGTTTTATTGTGATTACAATCAAATAATAATTTTAGCATGCAGCTCTTCAATCGGGCGATCTAACCTTGAGCTGTCGCATTCTCCATATATTACCCTCATGCGTTTTGCCAGCTCCATCAGATACTCTGCCTGCTGCTTTGTCTGTATCAGCAGTTTTTTAAACACATCAGCCTTGATACAGTTATAACCGTTGATATTCTCTGCATATGTAACTCTGTTATTTTTGACAATTACCAGCCAGCGTCCGTCTGTATTGATAGTGCGCAAAACATTGTTTTCTACAACAGCAGATTTAAACATATCAGGCGCATTCGGTATGCTTTCCAAGTATTTCAGTGCAGCGGTGTAATGTTCAACCGGCATGGCTCTGTAACTGTCGATGTTCAGATAGGTATGCAAACCAGCATATATTTTCTGATACGGCTCGCCTGTTCGCTGGCTGCGCTCTTCTACTGCGCGTTGTATTGTGTCTGCCTGTTCTTTATTGATTAGGTGGCTGATGGCTTTATGCTGTATTCCTATAAATCGCTCACGCTCACATTGAATAAAATATTTTCATACCTGACGACCTACCTCAGTTTTTTCTACCATCGCCAGTTCTTTAGCCATGTCTAAAATTAGATGGTATTCAATTTTGTTTTGTCCACCTCGTTTAGAATTCTTCCTATTAGATGAATTACTTAGATCGCTCACCAAATTTGGCAAGCGAATAAAATCTACACCTTCAACGAATCCGTACTCTTCAATTCTTCCTTTAATCCAATTTGATAAGTTCCGAACAACAGTGTAATCACATGTATTACAACAGATCACATTTAAGTGCTAGATGTTGTGTAAAGAAATTTCCCCATTTGTATATATCAGCAATTTTACAATCACCATCTTTTTGACATCTTACCAAATAAGTAACAGTACCTTCTACATCCGTCTTTTTGGTTGCACCTACTGTTACTTGAACCATGTTTTCACTTGGCTCAGAAAACGTTAATTTAGCAGAAGGATCTAGATATAGACCCATCCATATAAATAGATAATAAAAATAATTACAATCTCTGCGTAGTCCGAGCGGTGTCTCATCTAAGCTCTTTTCTTTGGTATATATAGAATATAGTCTTTTTATATTATCATCCAGATATTTTGAAAAAAAGGAGTAATGATCTTTAATAGTTCTATAATCTGATTTGTTATCTTTTGTTTCGTCTGCTTTTAATTTAGATATATTTGAATCATACATCCCCTTTATAAATTGTAATTGTGGACTTTCCGCATATGCACATGCACTAATAAACAAACCTAATAAGACAAAAAGAATTTTTTTCATTTTTTCTTTCTGATAAAAAATTTCAAAATATTTATTTAGCTAAGTTATGTTATTGAAACTCCAAACTGGTTAAATAAATAGTTTATTTATTTCGATGTTTTTTGATTTCGGTGCGATAAAAATCATCAAGACATTTAGACATTTTTTTGGTAAAAGGTTTTCCCCTTTCAAATATTTCGGTAATTTTGCAATCCCCGTCTTTTTGACATTTAACCTGATAAGTAACTGAACGCTGCTTCAAGTCTTTGGTTGCACCTATTGTTACTTTAACCCTACCTGTGCTTGGTTCGGTAAATGTTAGCTTGGCCTTTGGATTTAACTCATTCACCTGCCATAAAACATCATAATCAATACAAGCTATACCCTCAGTTGCCTCTCCGTATTCATCATTTCTATCGTATAATTTTCTGATGTTGCTATCAAAATATTTTACATAGGAATCATAATCATAATTTGTTTCTCTGGTCTCAAGCTTTACGCTTTCTTTGTACATTCTTTTTATGTACTGCACTTGAGGGCTTTCAGCAAAAACGTCTGAACTGATACATAATCCCAAAACAGCAAGTAATAGTTTTTTCATATAACAGAACTTTCAAGTTAATTAAATATATAATTGTTTATTTTCTAAATCGCACGCTGTCGATTGTGTACAGCATGGCTGTTGAAACAATTAATTTCTTAATCATGTCATCAATACTCTAAACTGATTAAAAATATAGTTTTGTGTTTCTTTCATCGCGACCATAGTATTCAAACTAACAGTATTTGATAAATATTTAACATTTATGCTTTTATATTAACCACAACATTGCAACGTTCTTTTCCGAACACTTTGGCTACAAATTCACTATTTGATAGCACTGATAATCTCAGGCAATCTCCATGCAATTATAATCATCAGAATAATTAACGCAGCCGTCCACATGGTTTTACGTAATTCTTTGGGTGTGAAATTAATAGCTTCCATATGCACTCCTTGAATTAAAAAAATCACTCCGAAAAGTGGTTTTGATTGCGTAACAGAATCAAGATTAAAGTTTATATCCCTCAAGCTCTTTGGTTTTGGCTTTTATCAGCTTTATTCTACAGTTAAACCGGTTAATTTCTGTCTGCACCTCCGTATCAGCCGGCTTTTCTGAATTGCATTCATTATCCGCACTCTTAGTCCAACTTTTAAGGTTTGAGCTTAACTGATCTCTAATTGATTCTGGTATAGCATCCCATGTTGTTTCTAGTGTTTTTATTGAATCATCTGCTTCTTGCTTTAATTTCTGTAGCTTTGCTTCTTTTACGTTGGCATAAACTTGATCCTGCTGTGCTTGAAGTTCTGAAATACGGCTACGCGTCAATTCAGTCTCACAGTTTAAATATGCTATTTGGTTTTCTTCAGGTGAGGAGTACGCATTAGATTGACACTGTTTTTTCTTATCACGATTCCAAATGACTTGTTGAGATTTTAAATAATTTCGTACATCTACATCCATATTCTTCCATAAAGTATTTATTTCGTTATTCACTGCCGTATTTTCAAGTTTTGCACTTTGTAATAAAGCTTGAATATCTTCCTGAGATGTATTTTGATTATCTGTATTAGCAACTGTCTGCGTGTTATTTGATACTGGAGTATTTTCAGTCGTTTTTTTGTTACTTGAGCATGTTTCTAACAATACACCAACCACCACAAAAAAACCAATCGTTGCCAAGATGCTTTTTAAACAGCCGCCATTTTTGGCTACAGCAGTCGCGCTAGATGATGCAGCCGCAGATGCACTTTGATTAATGATAATCTGCGGCTTTGTCTCAGTTGGCTTTGTTTGAGCTGGATCACCATACCCATTATTATAGGTAGATGTATTACGGGCTTGGTTTAGTAATAAAGCTTTGTGTTCTTCATACTCTTCCTGAGTTATTGCCCCTTTTTCCAGTAATTCATACAAGCGTGTAAGTTCATTTGTTAATGATGGTTTAGACATAAAAAATCCTTATGCAGTATCAAAGTTTTTATCTAAGTTACTACAAACAAATCAAGATGAACAAAACCTCAAACATGCTATACCGGATAAAACAGATTTCTTCATGTTCTTCAAATTCCAAGCTGGTTAATCATATAGTTTATTTATTTCGATGCTTTTTGATTTCAGTGCGATAAAAATCATCAAGACACTTAGACATTTCTTTAGTAAAAGGTTTTCCCCATTCAAATATTTCAGTAATTTTGCAATCCCCGTCTTTTTGACATTTAACCTGATAAGTAACAGAACGCTGCTCCATGCCTCTGGTTGCACCTATTGTTACTTTAACTCTACCTTCACTTGGCTCAGAAAACGTTAATTTAGCAAAAGGATTCATGTCTTGCCCTTGCCATAAAACATTATGATCCAGACAGGCTATGTCTCCGCTTATTTCCTGATATTCATTATTTCTTGCATATAGTTTTTTTATATTCTCATCGAGATATTCTAAAAAAAAAGATTCATCAACATCTTGATAAATATTTAAAGCACTATCTTTTGTTATACCTCCTTTTAATAGAGATGCATTTAAATCATACATCCCCTTTATGTACTGTACTTGAGGGCTTTCCGCATTTGCACATGCGCCAATAAATAAACCTAATAAGACAAAAAGTATTTTTTTCATTTTTTTCTTTCTGATAAAAATTTCAAAATATTTATTTAACTAAGTTATGTCATCGATACCCCAAGTTGATTAAACATATAGTTTTGTGTTTCTTTTATCGCCGCAACAGTATTTCCACTAACAGTATTTGATGAAGTGTTAACATTCATATTTGGTATATTAACATTAACATATTTTCTATTGTCTGTATGTGTTGCTGTATTACTTCCAGCTAACTGATTGCTTTGGCTAACTCTTTTTGATATTCGATTTGCGTTATACGCCATTTCCATATTAGCGGTCTGTTTAAAAAAAGCATCCCGTCTGTCATGCCCGCTCTTGTATTTTGGGTCATCCTGTCGCCAGATAATATAATTACCTCCTAATATTTTGTGTCCTTTATCGTATGCGACATTCGGATTATCCAAAAATTCTTTTTTGGTTTTGGAGTACGCAGGGTTATTGGATATTTCAGACAGCATATACTTAACCATTTCATCAAGCGAAGCTTTTGATCTGGTTATTTTTCCGTTTTTATATAAACCCTTTGCTGTTAATTCCGCAATCAGCTTTTTAGCCCGAATTCCCTGCCAAGAAATAAGTCCAACATTTGTTGCACCATTTTTCGGGTCTGTATGCGAACCAAAAAGAAAATCCGGATTAAATGAATTTTCCCGACCAATCTCAGCAGTCATTATTCTTGCTTGCTGTGCGGATAAACCGTGTTCACGAAGAGATGCATAGATTTGCTGAGCATAATTCATATTTCCTTTTACAGGTACACTGGTTGCCGTTTTCTTCTGGTTTGGTGTTTCTGATGATTTCATACGCGCGATGGTGGGAACTGATACACCATTTACGATATTTTTATATGAAACATCATTGGTTGCAGCAGTATTGCCTCTGGTATTTTTTTGAACAAAGTCTGATACCCAATATCGACCATTCCAGATGGCTACATGCCCAGCTTTGGCGTTCTGTCCAAATCCAGCTGGGATAGACATAACATCTCCAATTTGTGGAACATAATCCTTACTATAGGGAATACTCTGGAACTTGCCAGTAGCAATCAAATTCTTCGCCACATCTTTACCATGTCCCCACGCTTTAATTCCTTGCTTCCTGAAGGATTCGTTTACATAGTACGCACATTCGCTGTTACTTTTAGGCAATGCATGTTTTGTTGCGTAATCCGCTGCTTTCACTGCTGTATCCGCAGGCGTACTGTTAGAAGCGCCGTTAGAAGCACCTTTCTTTCCAATCACAATGGGCTTGGTTGGTGGTGTATAAGAGCCGTTTACTTCTTCATACGTTTTGCCTCCGTGAAATAAACGGTACGCGCTTTCACCGATGAAGCCCGCTACATCTTCTTTCTTTTCACCCATTGCATCAGCAATTATGCCTGTTGCAATATCAGAATAATTGTCAATCATCTGTTTGGCTTGCTTAGCCGCACCGGTAAAATCGCCGCGCACCAGTTTACCTAGAATTTCAGCATAACCTTTCAGGGTAGGAATGGTGTTATTTTTTACGGCATCAACCAGATTACCAAATGCAGCGCACAAAGTATCAACGGACATTTTGCTGTCTTTAATACCGGCACTGAATGAACTCCAGTCAAACAGAGATTTACCGCCCTTAGCCCAAGTGTCGTAATCGTCGTACAGGAGTACAAAAGCACCTGCCAGAGCAGTTACCGCAGCAATAACCGGATTAATCGCGATTCCAAGGGCCCCCATAAGGCGGATTAACGGCGTAAACGGAGCAATAAACGCCAGCAGTGCACGTCCGGCACTAAGTAAGGTAGGAATCAGCAGCATACCGATTACAATAGCTGCGGTCTGGAATACCGCCTTAACAACCTTTTCATGCCGTTGCAGAAACTCAAAGAAGCTGTTTACTACCTTAATCAGAGTAAGCAGTATCGGCGTTAATGCATCACCCACCAACTGCTTCATGCTTTGCCAGTGTGCGCTCAATATCGCCTGCTGTTTGGTCAATTCGCGACTGCGGACAATGGCTTCCCCGTCTGAGTGATACATTCTTTTCTGAATATCCAGAATTTCCTGTAACTCTTTGCGACCAGAAATTAAGGCGTTGATTGTGCCGTCATCAAAGCCCATTTTTTTACCGATTGTATAAGCCTGTTCCTTTGGCATTTTCTGGAATGAATCAGCCAGATCAAGCATTACATCATCCAGCTTGCGAACCTTACCGGCATCATCAACAACACTGACGCCCAAGGCATTGAAATAAGGCAGCATGCTGGTGTCACCAAACATTACCAGCCCGTTCATAGCCTGTTCAATGCCGGTTAAAGAGGCTGTCATACCCTGCGCACTGCCACCGAAAGCACCTGCCGCATTCTGCCAGTCTGTAATACTCGCGGTGGCCATACCTAGCTGACCGGAAAGCTTTGACACTTCCATATTGGCATGCGCAGCATCATTAGCCAGTTTAAACAGCCCTGTTGAGCCGATGATTAAAGCAAAAAATCCGGTTAGCTCCTTAGTTACTTTTGCAATGGCCTGACCGAATTTTGCTGTCTGTTCGATAGAGGAATGATATTTCTTGGCTAGTTCCTCGTTAGCCTTTCCGGCCTGCTTTGAGGCTTTTTCGGTTTTATCCAGAGACTTTTCGAGTGCCTGATTTTTCTTTTCTGCCTTAACTGCCTGCGCAGCAAATTTAGACGTATCAAGCATCAGCTCGACAAGTATTTGTTCAACTATATTCGTTGTCATACTTATTCACCAACATTTTGTTATGTTCAGAAACCTGATAAACCTCAAGAATATTCAGCACATCCTCAAGCCCCAGCACACTATCAAGCTCAACGTAAGAAGCCAGTCCGGCTGTAATAACCTGACTGGCTAAAGAAGAGACATTCACTGTTTGTGCAAGTACACCTTCACGGAAAGGCAATCCCGCCGTTAGTTCATATCTGGGGGATTGCCGTTCGTTAAAAAATCGATATGCACCAGTAAAGCCTCTTTGCGTAATTCAAACAGTGTTTTTAAATCCTCAATATCACTTTCTACATTCAGACTGCGCGCCAGTCCGCCAGAGGGCACTATCTGCACGCAGGTAAGCAGTTCATCCAGCAATTCACCGCCTATCTGCGGGTCTATCTTGCTGATAACACTAATGGCGAGTTTTGCCATTTCCAGCATGCCGCCGTTAGGATTGATACCCGCTGTATCAATGCCGCTTCCGGCAAGGGCAAACAGAGCGCGTTGTGCCCATTTATCCGCCTGTATAATCGGCATTTCGGTGATCAGAAAGGTTTTACCTTTATCGCGACCGGTATCTATGTTGATTGTTTTTGTTTTACGTGCCATCAGTTAGTCTCCTCTGCGCCATTCAGAACCAATCTGAATGTGTACTGGCTGCCTGCCAGTAATTTCTGACCGGAAGCTCCGCCGGTTAATTTAACCAGAGCACCAGTAGCACTGTAGCGTTTTTTTACAGACGGAATTTCAACCACAATATCAATCGGGCGTGTTTCCATGTTGGCATTAAAATCCTTGCGGATATTCTCCATGTGCTCGATTGACGGGCTGTTTGCTTCTAGATGCAGCGTCCATTCCACTTCGTGCGGCGTATAGCCTATTGACTGTTTACCATCTACACCCATGCGAGTTTCTGCGATATTGGCATCACCAAAGCCCCAGGTGTTATCCGCCTGAAAGCCTTGCATCGTAATATAGTTGTCGTATACACCTGCGCAGCGCAACATAAGTACGGAATTGGCTGATGTAATCGTTAGCGGGTTATGTCCCATTGGCATGATTTAATCTCCTAAAACTTCAAAATTGTTTAATAAGGGCTGTAACTGCTGTATATAAGACGTTATTTTTGCCTGGTTAATTGGCTTTTCAGTTTGTCGTTTGCGTAGAATTTTGCCGGCTAGGCTCGCTGTGGCAAATGACTGTTTTTCTGCTTCTAGCGCAGCCAGCAATTTAGTCATTATTGATGTATTTAGATTATTGAGCATGGACTGCATGCGATTAAATTCTTTGATATATGCCACTTTAATCTGCATAGCCTGATCAGTGTTGTAGCCCATCACCAGCAACATAAAGCCGTCTTTGGTCATGCGATAGCTGCGCACATTTCTCCAACAAGCCCCAATTTTCTTTTTTTCCTCGTAAGCCCAAAAATGGGCGCACGCAAATTCAGGGACTTTATCCATGATTGCATCAATATCACGCAATACGTGCTTATGCTGTTTGCTAAAAACTTTAGCCACTGCCTGACTATCAGTTAGAAGAACATCATTTTGAGCAAATATTAAATTTTTAGGTAATTGAATCTGCATTGTTATCTTCCTAAAATGAATAAACAAAAACCCGTACATTTTGTACGGGTTTTTAGGGTGGTTTTAGGGTTGTTCCCTTATTTGATTTCAGTGTTATTGCACCGCGATAGAAGCCAGATTCACAGTATGAACACTGCCGCCGTCTGCATACCAGAGCTTTAACGGCAATGATTCGCGCTGACCGCGTACTTGTGCTGAAGCTTGATTTATCAGCAGGCAGTAACCGGTTGTTTCAATCTGCCGGGCCGCGTCAAAACCGGCCTCATAATTAATCTGCGATTTCTGTGCTTCGGAAAGGTTTACTCCGCGCTGGATACCGCCAAAATTCAGCATTTCATTAATCGGGTCTTGTGCGGCTGCGCGGTGAATGGCAATACCCTCAGCGTTATACGGGATAGCTTTATAGCTGATAAGCATATTCATAAACGCCAGTTGCAGCTGAGCGTTGAAATACACCTGATTCAGGTAAGTATCTACCCAGGCAAAATCGCCGCTTACTCTGGTATTTCTGAAAAAGATAAACCGCTCATTAGCTGTTGCCCACGCGCCATAATAGGCGTAGCCGTTGCTTTCCAGTGCCGTGGCATCTTTAAGGGCGGTGACAGAGGCGGCGATACCACTTTGCCGCTTGAATTCCATAGTCGAGCGACCGTTTCTTTCACTAAAGTTGATGGAGGCGGCATAACCGCAAGCCAGCCCTGCCTGTTCGAGTGTGCCGTAAATCGCTGTTGTTCCGGATATGGCATTTTCTTTCAGCCATGAAGCAAAGCAGTTGGTGTTATTGGCAATCAGGGCGGTTGGCTCCTGCGCATAATAAACAAACCAGTAACGGCTGTTCTGTTTGCTGTTCCACTTAGCCAGTGCTTTCAGAACATCCTGAGTAAATGCATCGCCGATGGTAGTAATAACAGCATAATTCAGGGTATAGCCTGATACACGCTCCATTACAGAATCCGGACTGTCTGCCTTAGTGGCATTATCAGCAATCGCCCCGGTATTTTCAGTTAAGCAGAGGGCTTCTGCTGCTGTTCCGCTGGCAAAGGAAATAGCCGAACCTGCACCGGCAGACGGCGAGCTGATAATAAATGCCTGTAACTGCGTATCAAAGACAACATCGTTAGTTAAAGCCTCTTTGATTTTTACCGCAGCATCACTAAAGCTTTTGGCTTTGCTCAAATCGATTGTTGCAGTGATTACCGTGCCGTCTATGGTTAGGGTTAGATCCCCTTTGATGGCTTGCAGTTCATTCAACTGCAATGATTTGACACTGGCACCAATCAGCCGTGCACTAATATCTGTCTGATTGTAACGGACGATAAACAGGGTTGCGGGCTTGATGGTTGAACCGACATAACCATCAAAATAACACTGGGCAAACTGATACTGTTCACTGTTATAACCGTATACAGTGCCTACATCGGCGGCACTGGCATACTGATTTATCGGATACACACTGTTGTCTGACAGTACAACGGTATTTAAGTCTAGTGCATCACCGCCTGTACCGATTACCGCCGGATTGACGGTAACAATATTACTTGCAGGAATTGAAGGTAACATAATATTTCCTATGGGTTTTTCAAAGTTATAACCGGCATGTCCAGATAAGTCTGTTCATGCGTAAATTCAGGGTTGTATTGCAAAAGCAGCTCGACCATCCAGCGTTGCTCATAGCGTGACTGTTCATTGATAAACGTCATCTGTACAGGGTCTTTGCAGTAAAGCGGCTGGCAGGAGATAAGCCGCGCCGTGGTATAGTGGCTTTTCCAGAGATTGCACAGCTTGCGCGCTTTATCGCCTGAATCAGCCCCGTAAAAATCAATCTGCATGGTTATCTCAACTGACTGCTGCACAAAGGTCTGATTGTCTGCCGGCTCGTAATAATGCGCGGAAACATCCAGTGCCTGCTCAAACAGAATTGACATAACAATTGCCTGATCAGGTAAAGGTGCATCATTCTGGTAACCCTGTATGACTGATTCAGGCGGACATAAAAAAAGCCCGAGCAGATATGCGCGGACTTCTGTGTAAATCTGTTTATGCGTTACTGTCGCCATAGCAGCACCTTGCACCATGCCGGAAAGGATTCCAGCACCTGTTTAACCATCCATTCTGATGTTTCGTTTTCGCCGTATGCGGTAAAAATTACCCGTTCCGCACCTTTACCCTGTGAGCGGCGGATTGCAGCTATCTGACCGGTTAGATAGGCATAGATAAACTGCCCTTGCTGGTTAATCAGATTAAGGTGCTCAAGGTCGGCAGAGGAAATACTTTGCAACTGAATAGTTATAGGCTTTTCCTCAAAGCATGGCGCAATGGCACCGGATTCATCTACTGCTGAGCCTGAATTGATTTTTAAGACTGCCTCCTGATTAGGATTAACCCCGGCAATAATGCTGTTAGCCATTCCTCTAAGATTCATCATTATCTGATACCTCTACACCAATCGATCTGGACATCTGCATAGTGTCACGCAATGGAGCATCTCTGCCTTTTCTGGCGATGGTCGCTTTTGAGTTAGGCGGGTCTGTCCATGTCATGATTGATTCAACCAGATCGCCTTTCATAGCCTCACCGACCAGTTCCAGTCCTTTAGCCGCGCCATGCTGGCTAACCAGCCCCGGTAAAGCCTTAATCCATTCGCCCTTATGTGTCCGTACTGTTTTACGAAAGAATGAGCGCGCCGGAATGTTGATTGTGTGCGCCGGTACGGTATGAGTAGTGGCTAAATTGGCTTTAGACTGTTTAACAAAGCGGCCGTTAAGCCGGAAATCCCCGGTTTTTTCACTAACCAGCCGGTAAACGGTTATCTGGTGTTCCGGAATCTGAATCTGTGCGCCGTATTCATTCCAGAACGCCACCTGCGCAACGGGCAAGGGCTCGCCATCGGCTTGTGCATAGGTTGCACTCTCAAAAATACCTGCCCGCACCTTTTTGTTTTTGCCGGCTGCATATTTTTTCAGTGCATCCGATAAATCACCGGTTTTTTTCATACTAACGCCTAACCGGCATGGGAAACTTGCCGAGCACATAAAAGAATGAGCGGTATTGTTTGATCAATGCCCAGTAGCGCGCCCCGTATGGTGTCTGCTGGTACCACTTTTCCGACTGGGTAGTCTGGCCGTTATCCAGTGATACAGACACACTGCCCTCAGAAGCACTGGCAACACGACCGACTGCCTCGTTACCGCTGTCGATACGCTGCTGTAAGGTAGCAATATGCGCTACCAGCAGAAACAGCAGCAATTCACGCTCATCAAGATTTTTAATAATGCTTTTATCGGTGTTATTGCACTGCATGCAGGCTTCAACAAAAAACATACTAAGCTGATCATCAGTTGCGCTAATTTTCGGGTACAGTTTCCGGAACTTTAAGAGGTTAAACTGAACAATACCGCTCATATTTGCACCTTATTCCAGCTCGTTGTTTTTGGGTGGCGAAATAGGCTCTGTGCTGGATTTAGTTTTGCGTTTCTCTTTAGCTTCTGCCGTAGTGTCTTTGGTGTTGCTGTGCGCAAAAATCAGTCCGTTCTTAGTAATATCGCGATCCTTATTTTTGGCCAGCCATGCCTGCCAGAAATCCGCCGGCACATTTTCGGTAATACCATGCCCGCCAATAACATTAGATGTATTAAACCCGTTAATCTTTACGGTTTTATCATCAACCTGTAAAAGCAAGCCATTAGTTATCTTGCACCCGATAATAACTGTGTCATTCGACATATGAACTCCTAAAATAAAAACCACCCCTGAGGGTGGTCGTCTTTATATAAAAATTAAGAAGCCAGCATGCTTGCAATAAACAGCGGCCGGTAAATAATAGCCCCCAGTGTTCCCTGTGACCGCTTCTGCTCATAGCCAGATGACATCTGAATCAGCGGGTGTACGCGCATTTTTTCGGTAAATCCCAGTTCTACTGTTGGCTGCCCTTCGTACTCGTCTACAATTAACTGAACTAATTCGCCAGCTTCGGTTTTATATTCCGGTATTGTGACTATTTTCAGATTCGGGAAATTTTTATTAACCTGATCAGTCACGTTTACATTATAGGTATTGGTTTTCGTTAGTTGTACAGATGCATTTGGAGACAACAGCATAGTCATTGGTGTTTCAAGATCAACCAAGCCGTCCGTTTGTTTTATGAGCTGAGCGAAAAGCCGCTGGATTGAATCATAAACCTCTTGTCCGTCCATGTTCTCCCATGATGAATCAACTATTGACGGCAATAGTCGAGGATCATTTATCAAGCCGTAATTCTGCAAGCCTTCAATTCCGCGGAGATAGCTCTTGTTCTGGAATTTATTTAAAGTCAAGGCAGCCGCAATCTGCTTACGGCTTGCCCAATCCAGTCCGGCGGCACCAGCTATTGCTAATTCCCGTTCACCAATACGAATAAATGTCTGGTAGTGATAGGGCTGACGAGACGGATAGTTAACATTCGCATCACTTAGCCCGTTGTTATTGAAATCACCATAGGACGAAGTCTCACCAGTGCTTTCCAGTACCTGAAATGTCACTGTTGTCGAGGTAAAGTCACCCTTTTTACATTCAGAGAATGCAGTTGCCGTTTTCATTGGCGTTACCAATACCTCAATAACCTTTGGATCAACATAAGTTGTAAACAAAGCAGGAATGCCGGCATTTGGCGAAGTTTGCAGGGTGCTGGCACTATCCATAGCCAGTGCCATTCGACTTTTCTCCGTTAGCTCTACGGGAGCTTTGCCTGTTGCAAATACAACCCCTGCGCGTTGATTTAAAGTATTAAAATTTAATTCCATTTTAAATCCTTTTAATGTTTTGAAATCTTGGCTAATGCACCGGCTTCTGCTTTGCTGGCCACAATAAAGCCTGTTTCCTCGTAACCGGCAGGGGCTGTATCGGCAGCAGCAACACTGCCATTAGCCGTACTGGCAAAAACTTTCTGTCCGATATTTGCGCCACCAGCGAAACGCGCCCAAAAATCGCCGCCATCATATAGCGTTACGATAAAACCTTTTGGAATGGTTAAACTGGATTCAGCCAGATACTCATTAAGGAGTGCGGTATTGTCTCGGCGCACAAACCCGATTAATCCATTGGCAACTTTAGTATTAGTAGCCAATCCTGTTTCAGGATCGAACCAGGCAAAGCTGCCAACAATTACGCCTTGATCACCAGCTTTGATTTGCCCTTCACCTGCAAGTACAGAGTAATAGGGATTGGTAGAGGCAAAATCACCCTCAACACCAACCGGCAGATCATTATTTAAATGTGTTGAAATCCCATTTTTAATCCTTTATTTAAAACGTTCTGTAAGCTTATCCGCAGGTGCCAACATGCTATCCATCGCTACAGTGGGTTTGGGTGTCTCCGTAATCAGCATTCCAACCATTGCCTTATATGCGCTAGGGTGCACGCCATTAATATTTATGCCTTTTTGCTGTAAGGCATATTTGTAAACCGCCTCAGCACTGTCCATAGCCACCACACCAACCAGCGGCTTGACCTGTTCGCGTGCTTCAAACAACGCAGTAACATCCTTTACCGCTGCGGCACGGATTGAATCGGCATCCATAGCCGGCTTGGATTTTTCTGTATCGTCCGGCTCTTCGTCTTCTGCCTTTTCTTCCTTGCTATCAGATTCCTCATCTTCGGCGGTTTTTTCTGTTTCATCTTCGTCTTCCGCTTCTTTTGCCGGCTCTTCTGTGTCACTGGCAGCGGGTATCAGCATATTGTCTGCAACCGTTTTAATCACTCCCTCGACAACATCCGGCGTAATATCGCCATCCATGCCCATAATAGGCTTTAGCACTTCTGCTACAGCCTCAACTGCACCTTGTTTCAGCTTCATTGAATTCTCCATAAGTCCGATTGGTAAACCATCTGCAATAACTGCATCTCTTCCTATCCGTCCGCGTTCAACCATAGCCACATGATTGCCGTGGATATTCCTCATAATTCCGTCATATTTCTGTCCCTCAAATTCGCCCGAAGTCATATCTGCGGTGTAGGCATATCCGGCAGACAGTTCGTTCAGCTTTTCGTTTTCAATCAGTGCAATGGCTTCTTTGTCAAAAATACGCAAGCTGGCATAAACATCGTTACCCTCTAGCTGCGGGTTAATTACTGTTCCTACCGTAATATCGTTATGCGGCTCTTCTGCGCTGACCGGCGTATGCCTGAGCAGCAATTGCACCCCGTTAAAAGAAAGGAGAGCTTTTTCAAGCTCTCCCTTGTCACGTAGCAGGTAATAGATTTTGTCCGGTTGCAGTTGCAGCCTTTCGTAATCCGGTATTTCCCGCCCGAAATACGGATTAACGGCAGCCTTACTGATAATTGTTCGCTCAACCAGTAAATGTCCGTTACCGTCATAAGAACGCATGGATTTATCCATGGCCAGAGTTTTTTCGGTCATTGTTCTATCCCGTCTATAATGCTTTTACTGCCGCAGCGGCAATTAATCAGCATGCCTGGTTGTACCCATTCACCGTCCAGATACATTCCTTTGCTTACCTCAAATACTTTACCGTTTGCCTGTAAATGTGATTGCCGTGGCTTTTTGCTGCGATGTGAGTGTAACCAGATTGCCTTGGTAATACCCAGCTCCTGCCGCTTGGCGCATTCAATTACCGCATGCGCCTTTGCTCCCTGATCTCTTGCAATCAGTTCAGCACGGCGTTTACTGATGTCATAATTTTTTTCAAGTTCTGTTGCTAGCCCTGAAAGGTCGTAACCACTGGTAACACACTGCCATACCTGCTTCTGTACCCGCTCCAGATACTGTGAAGCAATGGATTTAATCTCCCCGACATTAGTTTCAATTGTCGCTTGTAACGCTTCACGCTGATATGGTGTTATTTGAAACCGGACAGTAAAGCCAGCTTTGCGCATGTGTGTTTTTAACAGGCTTTCATAGTTGGTTACGGTTTTGCTGACAAATGCCTCAGCAATTTCCGGCGCCAGCCTGTCCAGCCTGTCTGACCATTTAGACGCCAGATAATCAACCACGTGGGCAACCCAGTCGACTATTCCGTCCATAGCCATCTGAGCCTTTTCCTGAGCGGCACGTTTGCGAAATTCTGTCACCAGCACCTGATTCACTTCATCGGAAATCTGATTAAGCAGTTTAATAAGTGCTTTGCGGTAGCTGTTTTCTATGCCGGCATTAGGCCATAGTACCGGCAGTGTTGTCGGCTTCTTCCTGATTATTGCCATGATTAAAATCCCACTGCGGCTGTTCCGGTACGTCTTCCACATCAATACCTGAGTAATCGTCGCTTTCATCTTTAGCCAGACGCGCGCGTACTTCTTCCTGAGAAAGCACACCGGCGCTAATCAGTACATTGTCTCTTTCCGCCTTAACTTTATCGGTGTTGGCTTCCTGTTCTTTATTTAACTGCTCCAGCGGTTTAAATACAAAGACAATCTGCGGGTCTATTTCCCCGAACAGGTCAAGCTGAATCAGTTTGATAATGGCAGTAAGCTGTGGCAGTAAATGCGCCTCCTGCATACCGGAGATGTACTCGTGATAAACCTGAATCTCACCATCACTACTGGCGTTTAATCCGCTTGGTGTAATCCCCAGCAATTTAACCAGTGGCGTACGGCTTGGTGCGGCCATTTGTTCCTGTGATTTCTGCAGCAGGTTATCCAGCGTGGATAGCGGTGTGTTGAATTGGAAAAACTCTTCATTATCGTTATCCAGCAGCATCAGATTCTGATTGCCGCGTAATTGCGAAAACAGTTTAGAGCGCAGCAATAACTGAGTAACCCCATCATCACCGCCGGCCAGAATATTGCTCATATCGGTTTTAATGCCGGTGAGTGAAAACGAATGAATCAGCTCAGACACACTGTCAACTGTGCGTTGCCACCTTTCCACATACGGCTGCATAAGCTGCAACATGGATATACCACTAAAGTTATATGCAGGCTTAAGCATATCCGTCACCGGACGCATAACCAGTGTTAGCAAACGGTCTGCATGTACCTCTTCGCCCATAACAAACCATTTTGACGGTTTAAAGAAATCCGCAGCAGTTGCATCACTGGCGTTGTAAAAGCTTGGTGTAGTCCAGATCGGCTCAATCAGTTTAAGCCCTTTAAGGCAGCCTTTACCCAGTACCGCCTTATCAATCAGCAGCGGTATGTCTTTTTGGTTTTCATGCCCTTTGATATTAATGAATATTTGCGAACGCCCGAAAATCATTTCATTTTCAATATGGTGGCGCATCAACTCACGAATATTCAGCGCATCCATACGCGCTTCAATGCTTTTGATTTTGTCGCGGTAGTCTTTATCATTGCTGTCATTGGCAACTTTGACTTCGCCCCATGTGCGGGTCATTTCCTGCGCTGTGGCTTCATAAACGCAGCGGTAATCCGTAGACTGGGACATGCTGGCCAGTGCCTGATACCCGATAAAGCATGGGTAAAAGTGAGGCGCATTAATATCAAAAGCATATGAAGATGTAAGACTGTCCTGAGCAATAGCCGGCTTTCTGCCCTTCGGTACCACACCGGCAGGAATATCAGGCATTTGGTAGCCTTGTGGCGCAGTATTCGCTGATTGCATTTCTTGCATAAAGGCAATTACCCGCTCATTGGCCATACTTTGCCTATGCTTGGCTTCCAGCTCAAGCTTTTTAAGCCGGTTAGCCTCTTCCTGCGCAGCCAGCTCACGCTCTTTCAGTTTGTTGCGTTTCCAGAATTTCATCATAAATTATTCAGACTGTTAGGATTGATATTTAAACCAACGGATACCGGAGCAAAAGCCATGATTAAGGCATCAGCACGGTTAGGTGACGGAATGCCGCGCTTTTTCATATCCTTTTTACTTTCTACCCGCACCCGCCCGTTATCGTCATACGCTACCTGCGGCCGGCTTAATTCAGCCTTGAGATATTCAATATCCCTGATACTTCCATCCAGACTGATCAGCTCATCCGCAGGGTAGTTATCGCCTTTCTCAACTGCACGCCACGTCTTGTAAAACCGGTCGCGCACATGCCACCACGCCTGCGCTTTGATATTGGCAAACATATCTTTGTTCTTTTTAGCCGGCATATACAGCGATTCAGGTTTATAAACTTTGCCGCCGGCATTAAATCCTACGGTCTGAATGCAGCCTTTTTTACGCGCAAACTGAGCCTTGACGCCGGCACCCACACCAATACTGTCGAATATAACCTTATCAATATTGGCCTCCATTGCGTCCTGATAGACTTTATCAGCGGAATAGATGACATCCTGCCCGCGCCATTCATCCATACAGAACACAATCGAGCCATGCCGCCCGACTGTTGCGTTAGCGTCCTCACCCTCGTCTGCCACATCAAACCCTAAAATGCGTTTGCCTGCTGCGGTTAAATCCAGACGGGTATGCGCATTTGTTGCTGCCTCAATCCATGCCGGTTTAATAATAGCCAGCTCACTGTCTGCCACCGGCTCACCCAGCCAGATATGCCGGTACAGCTCATAATCCCGCTCCTTACATGCTTCCATTTCTATTCGCAGCACTTCGGGAAAGTTCGGGTTATCGTAATAGTTGGCTTTAATAACAATTGCATTATCCGGAGGACGGATTACAAAACGCTGGTGCGTATCGTCCAGCATGTTTTTCGGATTGTATGAAACCCATATTTCACTGCCCGGTGTGCGGATTGTAGGAATCAGGGTATCCCACATCTCCTGAGTGATACTTTCTGCCTCTTCTATCCAGCATACGCCGGCACCCTCAAGTGATTTAATCTTCCCCGGGTCATTCTTAATCCCAAAGAAGATAAAGTTTGTGCCTGTCCCTCTATGAATAATGGTTGATTTCTGTACTTCAAATTCATCATCATAGCCAAGGCGGGAAATAGTGTTTGAGAGTAGTTTGTGTACTGAATCAGCAATTGATAGCTGCAATTCACGTACACATGGGATAGTTGTCTTTGTACGTCTGGCTATTTCAATTGCCAGCTCTGCAAACATCCACGACTTACCCGACCCACGACCACCATATGCAACCTTGTAACGTGCTGGTCTGGCAAATTTGGCAAAGTGTTTACTAATCATCTGCCTGCTCAAATATCGCACTAATCGGGCGTGTCTCTATTTTTAACTCACCTGATACAGAAGTCTTTTCATTAAACGCCTGTACAGTTACATGCTTGCCCAGTAATTCAAGATTCTTCACCTTGTCCGGCCATTTAATCTTTTTGAGAATACTCTGGCCATCTTCTTTATCCATCATGGTAAGCACATCAAAGCCGCTTAATGTCTTTTTCCATACTTCCGGCCATTCTTTCACCGGTAATACCGAGCCATCAGCATTAAGAATGTCCGCCACATCCATCTGGTCAATCTCAACCAGACGCTGCAGAACATAATCAGCATTAATCTGTGTACGCATGCAGCGTTTTTGCTTTGCTTCGTTCAGTGCCTTTACAATCTCAGGTTTTCTGAGGTTTTCATGCCCTACTGCACTAGCCGTTCTGGCACTGTATCCTGCCCTGATTGCAGCCTGTGTTGCATTGAAATCTATTAGATACTCTTCAATAAAACGCTGCTGTTTTTCTGTTAATCCGCTCATGGCGGAGTTGTTGGTATCCACCATGGCAATCTCCAATAAAAAAAGCCCACGCGCGCGCGTAAGGCTTGTCTCTTTTTGCCGGTTAATATACATACACCAACAAAAAAAGCGGATTAGCTATTAGCCAACCCGCTATAAATATCATATGTAATATAAGTAATTTGCTACTAAATCCTACAAAAAAACCAGCCTTTCGGGCTGGTTTGTCATATAGATTAAATCTCGCAAACTTACTAATTATTATCGTAAGTGTCTTTTAAAAATATAAACATTTTTGCTCACATAAAGCTTGTAAATGTAAACAAAAATGTTTATACTTCTGATTAGTTACTCCTTGATGTAAAGGTGTAACTAATCAGAAGTATAAACAATAGAACTGAAACGTTTAATTTATGAAAACGGCAATTAATTAACATAAGGATATACGAAAATGTCAAACTCAATCTTAAATTCCAGAAGGATATTTTATGAAAATAAACCATTTTTTAAACTTATTAACTTCTCAAGGAGTAAAAACCAAAGATGGCACTAAACACATAAAACTCTACTATAATGGCAAGCAATCGACTTTACCCAGACACCCAAGTAAAGAGATTCCAAAGTGGTTGGTTGAAAAAATCAAAAAGCAGTTGGGATTATGACATTAGCAGCCCTCATTTTAAGTGAGAGCTGCTTAAATCTAAATTTATCAATATATTAAAATTAATTAAAATATAAATAATATAAAATTAGCTTTAATCTAGTTAAGGAAATGGTTCAAATATCAGAAATGTATTCTCAAAATACAAGCTGTAAAACAGATATGTCTTACAGCGCATTAATACAAAAAGAAGCAAATTCATATGTAGTCACTTTTCGCGACTTACCAGAAGCATTAACCTGTGGAGATACGCTTGAAGAAGCACGTATTATGGCCGCAGATGCGTTACTTACTGCTTTAGAATTTTATTTTGAAGACCGTCGGCCAGTGCCTATGCCTTCGAAAATGCAGAAAGGTGAAGAATTGATTTCTTTACCTCCTAGTGTCACTGCAAAAGTACTTTTACTTAATGAAATGATTAAGCAAAATGTCTCCAATGCAGAGTTAGCCAGACGTTTACTTACACGTCCTCAGGATGTTCAAAGGCTTACTAATCTTCGTCATGCAACTAAAATTGATGCTATTAACGCTGCATTAAATCAACTAGGTAAACAACTACATATTAGTTTAAAACCCATTCATCATTCAGCATAATATTAATCAGGTAATATCATGCATAAAAACAAAAAAAGACTGGTTTTAGCCAGTCTTTTATCTTGATATTACCACTCATCAGTACTTGATATTATTAAGAATTAAAATACTCTTAAGTCTTATCCGAATCATAGCAAAACTGTAAATTATTTCCCCGCTTTTTTCAAGCAAAATCAGGCTTAAATTAATATATTTACATTTATTTACTTAAAAGCTCTTCCATGTCGATTTCAAGCTTTGTTATACAGTCGTTGTATAACCTATTAACCTGTTTTCTAACTTTAGCCATCTTTCTAAATAATTGACCTTTACTCCAATTAAATCTATCTTGGATATCTATTTGTCGCATCTTTCTTTGTTTATGCAAATTTTTAGGCAAAAAAAGGTGCTCCAATAATGCATCGCACTCAAGCATAGTTAATCCACTTGTATTACTAGTTATAAAATTAGTTAAATCTACAATGCCAGATAAATCATTTCCATAATGAGCATTTAATAAGCTCCATTCGACATCATTTAGAATTAATTTTGCCCGACTTAAAATTATAACGCTATTAGCATGATAATCATGCTGGCTTAATCCTGATTCACATCTATCTACCACACCTCTGGTTTTAATCCATTCCTCAATACGTGCTATATTACTTTCACCTATTATTAGCGTGTTTATTATATGAAACACTTGACGCAGCATGTGATCTATTGATTCATACATTATTCAGCTCCTAAGCTATTTGTATCAAATGCTGGCTGTTTAGTAGCAGTTGCGTCCTCAGTACGCCCTCTGCGTGGTACAGGTGCGCGGTTTCTACATCCAGTATCGTTGTTCTTCTATCCGCCTCATCATGGCAGGCACTGCATGCGTATGCGCCTAATAGATCACTGGGTTTAATTCCGGTACCGCAACTACCTGCAAGCCTGTAATGAGCGAAAACCACTGTTTCAGGATTGCCGTTACAAATACCGGGCATGCGTACCTGACATTGCTGCCCTCGTGCTGATCGGGTTATTTTGCTCATGATTAATTCCCTAAAGATAAAAGCTGATCAATAGCCTGCTGTGCTTCATCTTTACTAGAGAAGCGGTTGCATAAAATCATGTTCCAGCAAACAGTGAAGCAGGCTTGATAGAAGGCGTTAAACTCGTCCTGATCCATCCTGGCAAAACTGATTGATTCAGGCTCTTTCACCACGCCAGCCGGTGTTACGCAAATATTAAAATATCCGGCTTCGATAGTTAGCCAGCGACGAAATGAATCAATGTCTTTGTCTATAACCGGTAGTTTTTCGGCACGCTTTTTAGCCAGTAAGTTAAGTGCTTCATCTGCGGCGGTAACAATAATGCCTTTATTACCGGCGAACTTGTCCAGCCTCTTAGCTATCCACAGCACAACATCCCGTTCTTTAGGGCTGATAACTCCGCCTGCCGGTTGCCAGTAATCAAAAGCAAAAGGCAGTAAGCCGCCAAAGAATAAACGGTGATGAGGCAGGCTCCGGTCTTTTTGTCTTGTTACTTGTATCTTTACCGCCTGGCCAACCTTAACTTTTTTGAGACTATCGGCATCAATTGCTGTAACTGGCCGCAAGCTGTTATCAACTGCCTTAACTGCTACTAATTCCATGATTAAAATTCCTCAATGCTCCAGCCTCCGCCGTTCTTCTTGGCCTGGCGTTTCACCGCAATAAATTTAAGCGGGTACATATCAGCAGCTACTTTGATTTTTACCCTTGCATCATCCTGCCAGAAGCCTTTTACTTCGTGCATTTCCATAGTGCCGTCACTGCGCATAACGCAATAATCCGGCGTGTAAAAGGTGTTATCTGCCAGCCTGAGTTTTACGCCTTCAAACCGGTACCAGCTTATTGATCCGTCCTGCATGGCTGGTTTTAATACTTCCAACTCATATGCCTGCTCTGTTTTGTTTTTTTGTCCGGTTTTTAATCTTCCCAGTGCGTAAAAATTTTTTGACATCTTTTCTCCAGTATTTGTTTTTCCAGTTTCGTAAGCTACGCAGCTTTGCTTTAATTAATTTCGGGCTTATATCGATTTCCGCGAGGGCACAGACATTTTGAAAACTCTTACTTCTGAAATAGCCCATTTCCCGCTTAACCGCCCTATCCATATTTCTGGATCTGCCTACAGCTTCAGTAGCGTCCTGCAATGCCTGAATAATGACCATTCCCCATAAGGCTCTGCATGCGTGATATTGTTCATAAGGGGATTCAACATAATCATCCGGCTGCTTATCCATGCTGACTCCTGACATACTTACTCGGCTTATTATTTCGGGCTTCCCACTCTTCGCGCTTTATTCTCAGATCTTCGGCTATAGGCTCAAATTTGTTGTTTGCACATTCTATGCGACCGGGGAAATAACGCCATTTTTCATCATGGGCACAATAGCCATATCCGCGCGCTGCCATTTCGTGGGGGACATATTCGCCTTTATTATTTTTTTCTCTCAGTATCCAGTGACGGCAAGCTATACAGGTATTTTCAGACACGATGTAATCTCCTGTTAATTCAGCGCGCATTTTTGCGTTATTAAATTAAGCAGATTTCCTAACCGGGCTTTGCCCTCTTCTTTTTGTTTATCGGTTAGAAGATTTCCGGCTTCAATATTCATGCGCTCTTCGCCTGCCGGCAGTAAAGCCAAGGCATAATCGTTTGTAATTTTTCCAGTTGCCACTGCTTCTGTGACCAGTTGCGCTAACTGTTCTTTATCAAGCCCTGCGCTAACGTACCAGTCTGGCTGTATACCTTTTGCCTTCTTCTCGCTAACGATGCGCTCATATGCAGTTTTAAACGCAAGCCCTGCACGGTATTTGTCTCCTGCGTTGAATAATGCTGATGCACTTTCTGCTGCATGCATAGCTGTGTGAATTGTAAGGAATGAATTAATGACATATCCTTTCTATCGTAAATCGTAGATACGCACACCCAGTCTCAGGCAATTAAATTTGCGCAAGGCTTCTAAGGGCGTTAAAGCGTTACCTGCCTGTAGGTATTTCAGAATTTGTTCTGATTGGGAATTTATTACTAACCCTCTTAAATTACCTAAACTCGTGCTTGGTTTTAATTACAGTCATAACTAACCACATTCTTTTAGTGCCGAAAAAATAAACACTATTAATTAAAAAGTTATTAATAAAACTTTTAATTTTTACTTATAAAAGTATTTAAATATTCTTCTTTTCGCAGTGTCTTTAAATAATTTAGTTGAGCTTTTGGAATACCTCATTTTTCCCATTGCGAAACAGCACCGCGTGTTATACCGCATAATTTTGCTACAGCCGTATCGCTACCTAATATCTCTATGAATCTATTATCCTTTTCATACATTTTGTTAGCTTTCTATTCTTAAACTATAAAAAGTATAGTTTACTAAACAGTGTAAAGTAAACTATACTTTTTATAGTTTAAGAATACTAAACAAATGAAAGGACATTTATACTATGACAAATAAGCTAAAAGAACGTCTTCATGAATTAATGCGGGAGTATGGATTAAAAACCCAAACACAGCTTGCAGATTTTGCTAAGGTTAGTAAAGGATTAGTTCATCAGTGGTTTAATGGTGATACAGGTCTTGGGAAAAAGCCGTTACTAGAATTAGAGAAGAAAACACGATTTTCAGCACAATGGCTAGCAAATGGAACAGGAAATAAATATAAAGATTATGCTACTAATTTATCTGATTCATATAAAATGTATAGCCCATTGGAAGCAGCCGATAGTAATTCCACAACCCTGAAATTATATGATATGAGTGCTTCTTGCGGTCAAGGAATCATAATTCCTGAATTTCCAGAACTCCTTAGAACTATTGAAATTCCTAATGATGCTCTTTTAGAGTTACTAGGAACGACTAATTTACAAGGAGTACAACTAATGCCTCCTGATGGCGATTCAATGGAGCCAACAATACCAAGGCGATCTATTACATTAATTAAAACAGATATAGATAAATTTCAAGATAGTGGTGTTTATTTAATTACATTTGATGGATATACATACATCAAAAGATTAGCAAGAGGGAAATCAGGTGTAATTAAAGTAATATCTGATAATAAATTATATTCAGATACAGATTTTGACATTAAACCTAATGAAATAGACCAGTTAGTTATCCATGGTAAGTTTTGGAAAGCTTTGCCCTTGGATTTTCTAGATATATAAATTTTAAAATGAATAATGAATATTGCATAAAAGCCGCTTTTAGCGGCTTTATATATTTAATTTTAAATACTTTGAACTACAGACCACCAAAAGGCTACACCGATGATCTCTATTTTATCAATTTTTACTAGCTCATCAGCATATGCTTTATCTTCTTGATTGTAACAACTAATTTTTAAGACATCGCTTGCGATTCTATATAATTTTCTGATTCTAACAAGGCTGCCCTGTTTAATCGCATAAATCCTTCCATCCTTAATAATTTTACTTGATGTATCTATAGCTACAATAGAGCCATCTTTTAAAACAGGCTCCATACTGCTGCCGGCAACTGTTATGCAAACTACGTTCTCTTTTTGGACGCCAAATTTTTTTAATAATTCTTTGGAACATGGCAATTTGAAATCAGATTGATTAAATTGATAACGGTAAATACCTGTTTTTGCGTCAAGTGCATAAGTGTCATGATACAAAGGTATCAGTACATAATGCCCAGAAAAGAGGGAATTTTCATCATACAAAAAGAAATCACCATATAATTCGATATTTGATTGATTATTAATTCCGTCGTTTGGATTATCGATAATTAATTCATTCCCAACTCCTGATACTAACCAATCTGGATTGATTTTTAATTTTTTCTGAATCAGCAGCAATCCTTGTTTTGAGATTCCTCTTTTTTCCCAGTTTACAATTGATTGCTGAACGACACCAAGAACATGAGCTAATTCACTTTGCTTGTGTATATTGTTATTTTTCGCCACGACTTTATACAATCTTGCTGCTGTTTCATGCATTTTCTTATTCATGTAGCTCTGTCAATAAATTAATTTAATATCTAATTGTTACATATTTTTTACATATTACTACCATTTTTATTTTTAAATTTAGTTTTCTAAACTTTTTATTGTTTAAAATCAGAATATAACGTCAATAATAGATAATTTGTTTATTTTTCTATACTCCAACCATTAAAACGATTTAATCAACTCAGTTGATTATTTTTATTCATAGCATTATCCGCATCGGCTCAAGGCAGCGGAATATAAAAGCCTGAGGCAAGTAGGAGCTTGCTGGCAAGCCGTTAAGCCTTCGCGGGCGGCCGAAACAAAATTGGTAAGTTCATGTAGGACTTACAAACAGAAAAGTCTAAAAATCCAAAGAACTTTATGAAAGGAGAACGACTTTAAATATTAATTTTTGATAGATTCATGAAACAACAAAAGTTAAATTAATATTAAATTTTCAAAGAAAGGAAACGTAATGAAAACTTACTATTTTTATAAATTATAAATTTAAATTCTTTTTCATACTTTAAGTTGATATACGGGCGAGCTAGTGAGTATGCCTGTTGGGAACATCGCCCGACCAGATTGCTAGTGCTGCAAGTTTCTAATTGACATTATGTTTTAATTTTTCCTAAAGAGGTGAACAAGATAACGCCTGATATAGAGGGATATTACAACGTCAGTAATTTAAGAAATGCGCGAACTATTATCAGAAAAGACTGGGAAGAGTTTGGCAGCTTAAATCAATCAGCATAACCAAAGATAAACAGAAATAATTTCTATATCTTTTTATCATTTTATTAATTCAGTTAATAAGTCCGGGGTATTAATCATGAGTAAATTTTCTAGTTATTATGATGATTTGGCTAATTTGATATCTAATGCTGATATTGTGGGAGTTGTAAATAGTTACGCAACGCCAATTGATGAGCAGTTTAAGCATATTAGCGAAGAGGACTTAGCGGATATTATATCGTGCTGCATTAACGTATCGGATAATTCCAACACGATACTAGAAGCATTAAGTATGCTACATATGGGATATGCTAATAAAGATGTGATTGCTTATTTAAAGCTTGAGGATTTTTTGGAGTTTGCAAGTAATATCACATCATTAATAGGCGGTGTTAATAATTGCTTAACACATATTATGTCTTCGGCGTGCCGTCTGCAGAATGAAAGACAAGCCTCTGTATCTAATTAATAGATCTATGAATCAATCGAAATTTTAACAATTCAACTATGAGGTGAATAAAGCCAGCTAACCGCTGGCTTTTTAATTCTAACGAAAAGGAAGAAAACATGTAAATTAGATACCTAGGTTTAAAGTCTATTATTTAACCTTCATCGGGTGCTGTGTTAACATTTCATTACCCAGCAAAGGAATAAATAATGGACTTTAAAAATTTATATGCACTTTTAAATATAAAGCCGACAGCATCACAATCAGACATTGCCAAGGCAATGAGGCACGCTGCGCAGCAACAGACAATCACTTTAGATGATTTAAAGCTGTGTAAACAATATCTTTTAAATGAAGAGGAACGAAATAAATACGACGAACGTTTATTTGCCGCATACCCGGAACTTTTAGCCCCTCCGCCTGAACCGAAACCCGAAAAAGCAGAAGAAGTTAAGCCATTAGAACCAGCAAAGACAAAGCAGGGCAATAAAAAGCTGTATCTGATTTTGGTTGTTGTAGCCGCTGCAATTGTGCTGATTGGTACTGTGGCTTATTTCAAACATTTTAAACCCATCGCAGAAGCAAAAGAGGCGGTTAGAGATTTATTGAAAGATCCTGATTCAGCCAAGTTTTATGATGTTAAAAAGGTTGTAAATACCCACAACAAAGAGATATATGTTTGCGGTGAAATGAATGCGAGAGCTCTTGCTGGAGGTTATGCTGGTAAAGAAAAATTTGTATATGAATTAAAATCTAAAAAAGCCACTGTAATCCCAGATAAAAGACCAGATAGTATAATTGTTGAATATTATTATAGTACTTTATATAGAGTAGGCTGTTTAAATACTGATCCTGCAGAATTACTTAAGGCGATGGAAACTACAGGCGATTATGCAGGAAAGGTTTTATCTCTTATTGACAAAAGAAAAGTTTCTGAAAATAGTTTTGAAAGAGAAGAGCTAGCTAAATCTATAGCTAACTTATCCGCGAAGACAAAGGCAGAAGAGCAAAAGCTAACAATTTATACAAATAGTGATGACGATTGATTCAGTTATCACAGCATATGAATAAGTAACAAAGTAAGCAACACAAGCCAGCTAATAGCTGGCTTTTTTAATAGGTTAAAAAAATGAATAGGGTTATTAATAGTTGGAATGAAAATACAACAAACCCAGAACCTGTCGGATACCATGATTTGATAGCGTATGAGGAAGCCTCGCAAAGAGTAAGTGACGCAGCCAAAGAAAAGAAACAAGAAATACTGGAAAAGCTTGGAGACGATGAACTGGTATATATCGCTGGAGAAGCTACAAAATATTCTGATGAAGCGGACAGACTTATAAATGGAATAGTTAAGGCACTTGTATTGGGCTGCCATAAAGATATGACAGTAAGACAACTATTAAGCCATCTATCATTAGAAGCAAGAAAAATCCTAACTGATTATATTTTAAAGCATGCTAATTAAATCAAAAGCCAGCCAAAATGCTGGCTTTAATTTCAAGCCTAAGCTAATCAATCCAAGCACATTTAAACAAGTGTGCTTGGATTGATTAGTAGACATATTTAACATTATTTAACATTTTCTGTGTGCTGTGTTAACATTTTGAAATGTATCAAGGGGAACATAATGGACATTAAAAATTTATATGCACTTTTAAATATAAAGCCGACAGCATCACGCTCAGACATTGCCAAGGCAATGAAGCAAGCAGCGCAGCAACAGACAATTACTTTAGAGGATTTAAAACTATGCAAACTAAATCTTTTAGATGTAGAGGCGCGCAAACAATACAATGCTCGTTTATTTGCAGAATATCCAGAACTTTTAACCCCTCCGCCTGAGCCTGAATCAGTAGAAAAAGCAAAACCACAGCCACCAGCAAAGACAAAACAGGGTAATAAAAAACTGTATCTGATTTTGGTTGTTGTAATTGCACTGATTACCGGTACAGCAGTTTACTTCATGCACTCTAAACTCATCGCGGAAGCAAAAGAGGCGGTTAGAAATACATTGAAAAATCTTGATTCAGCTGAGTTTTATCATGTTGAAATGTCTGTAAATACCCACTACAAAGAACATCTATATGTTTGCGGTGAAGTGGAAGGGAAAACTCTTGATGGTGGTTATACCGGTATAAAAAAATTTGTATATAGATTAAAATCTAAAAAAGCCATTGTAATTTCAAATAAAAGATCAAATGATATAATGCTTGAATATGCTGATAGTTTTACATATAGAGTAGGCTGTTTAAATGCTGATCCTGCCGAGTTGATTAAGGTAGTGAAAACTACAGACACTTATTTAGAAGAGCTTAGATCACTTACTTGGGGACCTGCTCCTAAAAATAATTTTGAAAGAGAAGAGCTAACTAGATCTATAAATAACGTAATCGCGAAAATAAAGGCAGATCGGAAAAAGATAACAATTTATGCAGATAGTGATGACGATTGATTTAGTTATCACAACATATGAATAAGTAATAAAGTAAGCAACATAAGCCAGCTAAATAGCTGGCTTTTTTATTAGCTATAGAGGTGATATTCCAACACGATAAATTAACCCATGTAACAGCAACAACGAGGGAATTGTACATGATTAAAAATTCTATAACTGCATTTATTGCAGTTTTTTAATGTCTGCTGCTCTTTCAGTGTCCCCTGCTTTGTCTGATAAGGAGCAATTAGAGATGCAGCGCAGTTATACGGCTAGGCAAATGCAGCAGAAAGAATACCAGGCAGATCTGGAAGTAAAACGGTTAGCGGATACATATGCGCGCATGAGTGATAGCGAACGCATGAAAGGTGATGCAGAGCTTAAATGATTTTAGGTGATGATTGTTGACATTCCCGCCCAGCTAAATAGCTGGTTTTTTATGAGACGCGCTTAGAAAATGACTGGATCACAGGTGAGTGTGATATTTATGACCCTAAAGAACGTTTTATTATTGATACAAAATGTTCTTGGGATATAGGCACTCACCCGTTTTTTATTGAAGAGGCGCAAAAAAAGGCAGAAAAAGCAGGATATATCTATCAGATGCAGGGTTATATGTGGCTATTTGATTGTGATAAAGCTGATATAGATTTTTGGCTATTCCCCTGCCCTGAAAATCTGCTGGGTACTTACGATAATCCGGCCATGTTGATTGATGCGGTTGAAGATATTCCTATCGCTAAGAGGTTAACAACGGTTACGGTAACAAGAGATGAAAAAATAATCGAAAAGATTAAAGAAAAAGTAGAAATTTGCCAGGAATATTATGACTTGCTGCTAAAACAGGTCGCATAAAAGGATTTCATTATGTCTGTTAATAAAGTAATTCTAATTGGTCGCCTTGGGCGCGACCCTGAAACACGATATATGCCCAATGGCGACGCCATAACGAATTTCTCGCTAGCAACTGATGAACAGTGGCGTGACCGTAATGGAGAACGCCAGACTCGTACAGAGTGGCATAACGTATCCCTGTATGGGAAACTGGGAGAAATAGCTAACCAGTACTTGAGAAAAGGTAGCCAAGTGTTTGTTGAGGGCAAAATTCAGAGCCGTAAATATACCGATAAAGATGGTATCGAACGCATGGCATACAATATTATCGGCAATGAAATGAAAATGCTGGGTAATCGTAATGATGGTTCTGATTCTGGCAATAATAACGCTGCACCACTTACATCATCGAACCCACCACCAGCACCACATCGGCAACCGCCTCAACATGAATCTACAACCGCGCCAATAGATGATATTGATGACGATATTCCGTTTTGATTGAAAAAAATTAAATTGATCAAAATCAAAAATATTAAACCTTTTAAATATTGAAATATTTAAAGGTTTTTTTATATACTCAAAGAAATGTAAATGTAATATTATAAATATATAAATTTTCTTATTGTGGAAAGAAAATAACTATGAAAAAAATCCTTTTTTTATTATTGCTTCCAATTACCTGTTTCGCACAAAGTGAAATAAGTAATTTTTGGGAATATGGCAATGGCACTCGGGCAATTAGTATTAGTTCCGTTATAAATGATAAAGTTGATTCATATATGATATATAAAGATGTAAAACAGGATTCAGATAGTTTTAGATTTCGTTATAGTCCAATTTTATATCTTAAGGCTGATGGTACTTACTTTTCAACGACCACTTCTGAATGTGGTAACGATTGTTTTTATTATTCGGACGGTATCTTTAAAAAAATTGATGAAACACATATACAATTACAAATTGAAGAATCCGGGCAATCGGATTTGTGTCCGGGTGGGAAAAAAGTCAATAGAAAACGACGAGATTTGGGTATTTTTGAAATTAAAACTGATGAAGATGATAGTATAGTAATGAAAAGACAACCCTCATTAATAATGAGGATCGAGCTGGGCGAGGTGCTCAGAGCTATAACATCATCAATGAAAGCGGCTTTTACTGACTTACATTACATAGTCACAAAACTGAGGCTAAACAGTTTAAGAAATGGGTAACTAGTGAAGTCCTGCCCTCTATCCGTAAAACAGGCGGCTACTCTCTAACATTAAATAAGCAGCAGCAATATTTGATTAAAGAGGCTGTACTTAATAATGAATGCTGCCCAAACAGGCAAAACATATCAGTCTGTGTATAGAAGTCTCTATACCAAGTTTAAAGTACCCAGATACCAAGACATTCTTGCTAAGAATTTTGATGAGGCACTTTCATTTTTAGGTGGCTCAGTTAAGCCAATCAATAATCAGTCTGCATTATCTAATATGAATCAGGACGGACGCTGGCTGGTAATTGTCGAAAATTACAAAGTTACATATGCAGAGAATATCAACGGTTATAACTGTATCAAGGCCGACTAAAATTATTATTTGATTCTGTAACAAAAACAAGCCAGCTAATTGCTGGCTTTTATTTTGGAGAAATTTATTTGTTGTTCTATAAAACAATATAGTTGAATTATCGAACCGATATAGCTGAATTATCGAACAGGTATAGCTGGATTATTGAACAAATGTCAAACTTGATAAGGAGGCACAAAAGGGACACATTTTACTGCATTTTGAAAATATCCCTATGACAGTTTTTGGCCTCACTTTAAAATAGCTACGTTGTAACCAAAATACAAAATAAGTAATCAATATTAAATTTTTTAATATGATAAGCCGCTTTTAAGCGACTTTTTAATGGAGATTACCATGATTGGCAATTATTTAAAGGAACCAGATAAATATTTATATGGAATTTTTGTAAGTGGAGATCCTAGAAATAATAAAAATTACGTGCATTGCTCTATAGAAGAAGCCATCTTTTTTGTTTTTTTGTTCGAGATATTTTAATTTATCATACACATGAAAATATAACAGTTTATATTTATCGGAGAGAGCAAATTGTACCGAGTGAATGTAACGGGCAGCGAATACGGCAGGCTGCTGGGACTGACGACAAAAAACAAGCGAATGAATTAGCAGCTAAACATTATTATGAAATGTTTGAGGTGCAAAAGCTTGGTTATAGCCGTGAATACACATGGCGCGAATGTGTTGTTGAATGATTAAAAGAAAACCCGCATAAACAGAAGGATAAAACCACATTATCATATTTACGCTGGCTGGATCATTTTCTTGGTATGCTCACGGTTAATCAGATTGAGCGTGTAAATATTCGCGAAATACGCGACGCTAAGCTGAATCAAGGACGTAAACCAAGGACAGTAAATGCGTATTTAAATCAAGTTAAAACTGTTTTATTAGCTGCTAATAAATGGGGATGGCTGCCTAAAGTACCAGATATTGAGATGCTCAAGGAGCCAGAACCAAGGGAGCGATGGCTTACCGCTATGGAAAAAGAAAGATTGTTCAAGGAGCTGCCAGAGCATTTAAAACCAATTGTAACTTTTGCACTGGCGACAGGTTTAAAAAGGGCGAATGTCGCAGGCTTAAAATGGTCGCAAATTGATTTATCGCGAAGGATCGCATGGATTTTTGCTACTCAGGCAAAATCATCGAAACCCATAGGAATTCCGCTAAATGATGAAGCCATGAGCGCAATTTTAAGCCAGCGAGGTAAGCATAAAACGAATGTCTTTACTTACAACGGTAAGCCAATTAAAAACCCTGCTGGCACCGCATGGAAAAAAGCTTTAAAGCGGGCTAAGATTGAAAATTATACATTTCATGATAACCGGCATACGTGGGCGACTAATCACGCAGTACAAGGGACACCCACCCGGCAACTAACTGAGTTAGGCGGCTGGTCCAGTGAAAAGATGGTAAAAAGATATGCGCACATGAATGTTGATCACTTAAAACAGTACGTGGCAAACTCGGCGCAATTTGACACCAAATTGACACCAGCCAAGCTTCAATAAAAAAAGCCACAGTGCGAATGTGGCCTAAATCATTGAATCTTTAATGTAAATTGGTGGAGGTAAGCGGGATCGAACCGCTGACCTCTTGCATGCCATGCAAGTAACCGTTAATTTAATTATTTATAATCAAATATTTATGCTTTGTCGCTTGCCACACAAACAACAATAGCAATCAATACTTGATAATACACACCCGCGCAAAACCCGCGCAGTGATTTTGCGCCTTTTATCAACCGTTACGGACATCGAAACGGTTGGGTGAAATTTCTAAAATCCAGTTGTTGTGGATATCACAACGACTGAATGCAATTCACGAATTCAAGTTATGGTGGATAGCACCACAACTGATTAACCAATGCCAGAATTCAACTGTTGTGATCTCCGCAACGGTTGAAGATGTACGTAGTCTGCCAAATACTAAAGCAGACAATGCCAATTTGATTAACTAAACCTGATTAACTAACCCAAGCCAGCTAACCGCTGGCTTTTTAATTGAGATTTATAGCCTGCAATAAAAAGGAATTGAAATGAGTGGACAAGTTAATTATTTAGTAGAGGCTCCTGAGTTAGGACAAGAATACTTTTATTTGTATATTGCGCGAAAACCGTTTTGTGTATTAAACAAGTGGGGAGGTAAAGATTTAGAAAAAAGATGGCTTGCCCTGCATAGAGTTTATCCAACCAAAGAGGATGTTGTTGAAAGGGCTATTGAATTCGTAAAGAACTTCTACATATCGCATAAAGAACAATTAAACTATTTGACATCTGAACCCGAAGCCGGAACCGAAGTATGGTGTAGCATGAATATGGATGGAAGTCCGCTTGACATCGCATCTGCAAATTTTGACCCTAGAACTATTCTTCACCCATACTTCTTAAATGACTTCCGGCTTTATGGAACTCGTGAGGACTTAATAAAAGACATAGATCTAATAACCGAAGCCTTAGAAGAGGAATACAAAAAAGCTCACTAAACAGTGGGCTTTAATTTTGAACTTAGGCTAATCAATCCAAGCGCATTTAAACAAGCGTGCTTGTGTGGATTAGTAGACATGCCAGCATTAGCTGGCTTTTTTATTAGCTATAGATAAGAGGTAATCATAATGTTCAATCCAGATCAACTTAAATTTGCTTTAGATCTACGCGGATTATCAAAAGCAGATCTGGCAAAAATGATGGAGGTAACACCTAGAACAATAACTAATTATCTTAAAGGAAGAAGTGAACCTGATCTAAAAACATTGGGGAGAATCTTAAAATTCTCTCCTGATTTTTTTAAAAGGGATGATTTACCTGTTATTAATGAGCATGCTGTCAGTTTCAGATCTTATGCCAGAATGCCTGCAAAATACAAAAAAATGGCTTTAAGCTATGGTGTAACTGCTTTTATTTTGGATGATTGGATTAATAAAAAGTTTGAACTAAAAACAGCAAATCTTCCTGATTTATCCTCTCTTCCGCCTGAAACAGCCGCACAGATATTAAGGTTAGAATGGAGCTTAGGTAATAAACCTATTCCTAATCTTATTGCACTACTGGAATCAAAAGGTATAAGAATTTTTTCTATATCTGCAAATGCGAAAGAGATAGATGCTTTTTGTGTATGGAATAATAGCACTCCTTTTATATTTCTCAATAATCAAAAATCGGCTGAACGAAGCAGATTTGATGCGGCTCATGAATTAGGACATTTAATTCGCGATACTTCAAGTATGAAACATGATGGTTCCTTTAATGCTAATAACAATGATGGCGAAGATACCAGGCAAATAGAAAAAGACGCTAATACTTTTGCGGCGGCATTTTTGATGCCAGAACAGGCTTTACGCCAATATCAAATTACTCAAATTAGTATTGAGCAACTTTTAAAACTAAAGGCAATATTTGGTGTATCTATTACGGCATTAGCGTCTCGGATGTATAGTTTAAATATGATTACAGAATGGGTATATAACAGAGTATTATGCCCACAGTTCGCTCAACTGAAATACCGAACAAATGAACCAAGACCAATGAAGAAAGAAACATCAAAGGTTTGGGAAAAATTACTTCTCCTATTAGAAGAAGACAACATCTCAATAAATGATATCGCAAACCAATTAAATATACATGAAAATGACATTTCAGATTTAATATTCAAGTTAACAAAAAACTCAAGAAATCAGCTTAGAATTGTTAAATAGATTGTAGTCCCCCTCTCACCCAAGTATGTTTAAGCCAGCATCTAGCTGGCTTTACTTTTTAATAACTGAGCCTCATTAGTACTGAGTTTCCCAGAAGAAGTTAGAACAGGGAGCACATATCGACCAGGTAAAGGAGATGATTTAACTGCTTTACCAGACCATATGCTAGGCCAGTAATAACCTGTTACCCTACTTCGTGAAAAAGCGGCAATTTTGACCTCGTCCCCCTGATTACCGCCCAGTACCATCAAATTGTTTTTTGCATCTACGCCCACAACAAAACCAACATGACCGCCACCCTGCCTGGTAAAGGTAACAATACAGCCATATGCGGGTTTATCCAGCTTGGTCATTAATTGAGCATTATCCCATTCTCTGGCTCTGAACCAGTTTTTGACCACATACCGACTAGTTTCACCCAAACAATGCCCGACAAATAAGCCGCACCATGGTGTCTCATCATCACGCCACCATGCTTTGCTTTCCGTACCGTACTTCCCCATATCATCAAGCCATTTTATGATTGTCGGGTTATGTTTAGCGCCTTTAATCTCACGTAACCCGATGTATTTACGTGCTTCACTAATCCATGATAATTCATTCATTGCTAAACCTTTCATGCATAAAAAAAGCAGCCAGAACGGCTGCTGTGTATAGACTATTTACATTTATTAATGTATTATTAAATTTAATCCCCTTTATTTCATTTAAAGCCCTCAAATACTCCTCCGCATTGAGGGTATTTTTTTGACATAAAAAAGCCAGCATTTAGCCGGCTTGAATCTGTTACACAATCAAATCACTATAAACATTAGATACTAAAACAGGGTGGTACCCAAATCGTCCATATTTACTCCTAACTATTTGATAATTATAAATTTAGGGTGGTACCCAAACCTATGCATCATAGCAGTTGATTGCGTAACAGAATCAAGTTAGCCTACCAGCCGGCACCTTATTTCTGCTTATCATCTGTATCGCCGATTATCTTCTCTGCCCTGTTACACACAGCATTAATCAGTTTTTTAGCCATCTTAGGCGCAGTTGCTTTGAATGCGTCTAACAGAGATTTAGAAGCCATTCCGGCAAATACACCGGCACCAGCAAACAGCCACGGGTGATCCTGTGTAAAGAAATACTCTGTTACTGCGGCTGAAAAAACCATCCCTATAATGATGAATGTCACGGTGAGCATTACCCCATAGCGTCGATAATCAGATACTACCAGCGAGCCGAGAAAGCCGCCGGCAAGGGCGAAACAGTTGGACAGTGTAAAAACTTCATTCATTATTTCCCGCCTTTTTTATCTTCTGCCTGTTGCGTGTTTTTAATCAGATTCCTGCCGGCCAGTGCGCAAATGATGGCAATCAGCGGGTATGTGGTCATGCCTGTGGACAGTGGCGGATAGGCGGCGATAAACGTTCCGGATATCACAAACCAGATCAGCGCCGACCACAGCAGGCAGCAACCGGACAGAATATTGCTGCGGCTGGAATGACAAAAGGCAGTAAATAACTGCCCGATAGCAACCATAATTAAAATGGTCACAAACACCTTAGGATATAAATGCGGGAATTTGCCGTACAGATCCTCCTTGATTATCTCGTCACCATGCAGGCCGAACACCAGCGCAAAACCCAGCATAGCGAATCCGTTCAGTACTTCGATTATTCTCGTGCCGGTACCGAATAACCAGTTTTGCAGTTTGTCCGGTAAAAACCGGAAGTCCAGTAACCAGTAAAACCATTTAATCGCTTTTGTCATAACATATTTACTCCATAAAAAAAGCTGCCCGCAGGCAGCCTGTATTGTTTAAATCACTGATTAAAATTATCCGTTCGGCAATGGTCTCTCTTTACCGCTGTCACCGCTGTCCGGGTCTGGCGGCGGCGGGTAAATCACATTATTACCATCGCCATTGTTGCCGCCATTACCGATGCCGCCGTTGCCGATACCGCCGTTACCGATACCGTTGTTATCGTTGCCATTGCCATTGTTGCCATTGTTGCCATTGTTATCGTTGCTGTTGTTATCTCCGTTACCGATGCCACTGCCCGGGTTTGGCGGCACTTCGGGCGCAATCACATTAATAAACATCTTCATCAGTTCGCCGCCGGTTTCAAATTCGGTGAAGGGCGTGCCAATATCTTCGCTATCATCGTATTTGTCCAGAATGGCGCCGAACTCCTCGCCGCTTAGCGGGCTTTTAAATACCTGCACATCACAGACAGCCCCGTTAAACGGGTAAATTTTCGCGTCTTCATAATAGGCCATCTCCCAGTTTGTGAGACTGAATATCCGGAATTGATCAAATTGCTGCAGCGGCAAGATGTTCACTTCTTCATACTCGCCATTGACATATACACCAGCCAACCCTGCATCGGCATTGCTGCAAAAATTAAACCCGATACTCGCCCACTGGTCGCTGTCATTGATGTAAATGCCGGTTTCAGTTTTCCTGATATTGTCCTCATCATTCAGCGCCATGTAATAGGTGATGAGCTGGTAATTTTTAACCGCAATCATTAGCTTTTCACTGTTGCGGCCTTTCTGGCTGTACAGCACACACAGCAGCATTGAGCTATCCGGAAATTGTCCCGGCTTAATACGCATGGTTAGCGCGTTGCCAAACAGTCCGGAGGCATTGACTGAGTCATCAGATGGGTAATTATCATCATTGCGGTAGCTGTTAAGCAGCAATGCGTTTTGATTATCAATGATTTTATATATTCCCTCTGTCTGCTCGATATCGTCGTATGCCAGCAGATTTCGCCCGGTTAGCTGATCTATCCAGACGCAGTTATTATCATATTCGGCAGCGGTAAACGGCAGGACGGTTACCGGCTCAGGCTTAACTACACCTAGTGGCAGGTAATACCGCCAGCCATGATGGGCATAGATTTTCACAAATACGCTCATATTTCCCTCGCTAAGCGGCTGGCATTCAGGAATGCCGGTAATTCGTCGATAGTGTCAATGCCTTTAAACTCCAGCAGCATTTCGTCGCCGTCTTTCATGTTGACAATCACAACCGGCAAGTCTTCGGATTCATCTGTAACGGGCAACAATACCTGATTGCGTCCGTTCGATGCGTCAATTTCCAGGGCGTTTAACTGGTCGTTAATTGCGTCTTCACGCTCAATAACAACCGTTCCGCCGTCGTTACGAAAGCTGGCAGCAGTCGCCGCACACAGCACCTGTGTGCCTGCCGGCCATGCGCTGCATGCAGTACCTTCCATGCCGGCACGCCAGATGGATAATTTCCCGCCGTCGTTACAGATGTCTATCAGTTCATAGCTTGCCCCGTCCATACTCTGTAAGGTCAGGCGCATGTAATGCTCAGGGCTGGACTGGTTGTAACAGCGTGGCAATACGGTGGTTATTTTTTTGGTTGCGCTTTCATCTAAGACTAACCGGGTAAGTTGTTTATCCTCGGCCAGTGCTTCTAGCAGCGATGCATTAAAGTTATTGATATAGTGTTTCATGTTTGTACCAAACAATATTATCTGCCTCTTTTGAAAGATTCAGATTACCTGTGGATATTGAGTATTTATAACGTTCCCGTATGTACAACTGTTTCAATGATTGTGGCATTCAAACTAAGGCTAACGCTTGGATCTGAGCGATCACTGCGCGCAGCGCTGCTTGGATTGTTTATCCTGAAATAAACAGGAATGGATTTGCCCCCTTTAAGCTGTTCTCCTAGTTGCAAAGCAGTTCCCGGTGCAGCCTTGTCTAATCCGTCATGTGTTAATGACATTTTGATGTCGTCTGGCTGAAATTTCTCACCCAGATTGGCAAAGGTTACTCTGCCTGAACTGCACTGGGTGTTTGGGACAGTACTCCATTCCGGCTCAATGCTGCTGGTACGGTCATTATCTAATACCTGATACATGCAGCCATTAGCTATAGTCGGCTCAACGATATTCCCGATGCTGTAACTGTAGTTAGGTTGCCATTTTTTTAAGCGGCTATTGAGTATCAGCATTATCTGCTGGTCCGATACCGGCCTCAGCGTTTCGTGACTGTACGGGCTGCCGAAATACAGCCGGAACTCGGTTTTACCTGCTCCGTTAAAATCGAGCTGACAAGGATCGATTGCTGTGACTGTCATCTGCTCGTCCCTGTAAAAGGTGAAAGACATTTTTAATCCTCATAAAAAAACCAGCCTGCCGACCGGTGTGCTTATACTTGTTTGAAAAGGCATTGAATCAAGCCAGATTTTTTGCCAGATCTGCTATCATATTTTCGAAAAAGTGACGCAATGCTTTTGTAAAATTTGGATTAGCCAGCACTTCTCCCATAATTTTTTTGCCGTTATAAGAAAAATCTATTTTCAGCGTTTCTACTGATCCGGATTTCTGTTTGGTTTCTGGTGTTCTGCTACTGGTTTCAGAAGCCATCTTGTTACTAACAAACAGATTCTGCGCTTCAATTTTTGACGCCTGCATAAGCTCAAACATTTTTCCTTTGGCATCCCCTTTTCCGTCAATTTTTAGCCCGGCAAGTCCCAGATCTTTATTGAAATCGGGCAAATTCAGCTTGCCCACAGTCAGGTTATCAACTTGCTCCTTACCGGTAAAAAAGCCGATTGCGCTACTGTCTTTTTCTTCCTGTCGTTTTTTATCCCATTCTGCCTCCTCTCTGGCGCGGGCTTCTTTGCTGAACATACTGATATTCCCGACTGATTTTGCTGTTTCAGTTAAAGAAACAGCCGCCGTATCTAATTTTTCAGCGGCTTTACGGGTCTTGTCCTGCAACTGTTTATCGCGCTCTATCTGGTCAAGATAATACTTAGCCATATTCAATTGCTCAGATGTTGCGCCCTGCTTTTTCAGGTCATAAAGCTGTTTCTGAGTATCATTCATTCCAAGCTTAGCTACCTGATCACTCAAACTTGTTAGTGTCTGTGTAATCTGTAACTGCGCCTGTAGCTGTTCTACTACCTTGTTAGTAGCCTGAGCCTGGCGAATTGTTTCTGCTGATGCATTTTTAACAGCGAGCTGAAAAGCAATTAATCCATCCTTGCCACCTGATACTTCCGCTGCCAGTTCCGCAGCCTTAGTCTTCATGTCTTGTATGTATTTAGTGTTTTCTTCGCGGTTTTTCTGCTCAGCCTCTAACGCCTTTTGATGATCATATAGCTTTTTGGTATCTTCAACCTTTGCTTTCGCCGCTTCAACTTCAACCGCCGTAGCACCTTTCCGCGCCATTGTTTCCAAGGCTATTTGCTGTTTGGAAATTTCAATTTCCTCAGATGTCTTACCAAAGTTTTTAACTGTTTCAGCAATTCTGGTATGTGCTTCGGTTATTGATTGGCTAAGCTCGCCTATTTCAAGCTTGGTGGCTGCCGCTTTAGCTCTGGCTGTATACTCTTCAGCAGCTTTAATTGCTTCTGCATTTTGGGTTTTGGATTTAAACTGCTCCAACAACCTATCAGCATTTTCTCTAGCTAATTGCTCTTTAGATTTTCCAAGCTCATTTGCGGCTTTTTCTGTGTTTTTAGCCAGTTTTTGCAAGTTATCCTTTATATCAACAGCCTCTTTACTCAGATCTGCTGTTTTTGGGTCTTTCTGTTTGGCTTCATATTCCTTTCGTTGCTGCTCCTTTTCTTTGGCTGCATTTTCTTCTTCATCTGTTTTCAATCTAAATAAGCCGCTAAGATGAAATTTACCAGCCGCATTATGTAACAAATCATATAAACGGGTACCTAACGTATCAACATCATTTGTAAGCCATCCAACTTTTCTTAAAAGGCTATCAAATGTATTGCTAAGCGTATTATGCGGGTCTTGATCATTAAGTAATGCATTTATAGACTTGCCGGCTTCATATACTGAAAAAGTTGCAGCAGCCGCAACGCTTGCAACCGTTGCAAACCCACCAATAGCAGTTGCACGCAATGCCGTAATAGCTATTCCTAACTGTTTTACACTATCTTTTATAGATAAAATATTCTGAACAGCAGCACTACTTTTTATTGCACCAAGTGAAGCAGCATATACACCATTAGCCTGCGCAGCTTTTGTTGCTACACTGGCCTGTAACACCAGTGATGCAGTAAAGGCAGCCACTTCGGCAGTAGTAGCCAGCAGATATGCCGCAAGTTTTAGTCCCAGAAAGCCAACTACCGCCGTAGCAATTAAATCAATGTTATTGGCAACAGCCTGCAAAGCAGTCGTTAATATCTTAGCGGCACCGGTTGCTTCACCACTTCCTCCTATAAACATGGTTAACTGCGTTTTGATGTTTTGCAATGCCTGATCAATTGTACGGCTGGTTTTTGAAAAATCAGACTGAATCTGTGTAGATTGCTTCAGGATAGCATCAGCAAGCTGCTGTGATGTAATCTTGCCACTGCTGCCTAATGTTTTTAAGGCGCCAACAGATACGCCCATACCTTTAGCAATTGCCATCGCTAAGCCGGGCGCCTGTTCAAGAACAGAGTTAAGCTCTTCGCCGCTTAATCTGCCAGACGCCATAGCCTGCCCTAACTGGATAAGGGCATTTTCCTGAGACTGGGCACTGCCGCCACCGATTACCATAGCCTTACTAACAAGATCAGTAATAGTGAGCAGCTTTTCACCTGATAAGCCGGTCTGATCAGTAGCCTGTGCCAGTCTCTGGTAAATAGCTGCGGTTGCGTCCAGATTCTGTCCTGTACTGCTTGAAATACGCGCTAATTCAGCCCTAACTTCTTTTAACTCTTTTTCTGAGTTAGTAACCAGCTTGATACGGTTAGTCAAAGTGGTATAGGCATCCATCATGCCTTTAACTTCATTTATACTAAAGGCACCGATGGCATATTTAGCAATACTGGAAAAGGCATTCTTCAATTCAGGAGCTGTTGCCTTTACCTTATCTAATTCGCCTTTCAGCTTTTCTACTTCTCCGCGTACGTGCTTTACTTCCTTAGCGTTTCCGGGGACAAGCCCTATGCTAGCCATCTCTTTAGATGATACTTTTAATTGTGTAACTTCTTTCTGTAACGCTTGCAGATTCTGCGTCCATTTACTGGTAACGGCAGCATTTTGCTCAGCAGCGGCAGTCATTTTTTCAATATTTGTGCCGGCCTTTTCCTGCGATTGCAACCAGTTTTTAGTGATGGTGTTTAAAGCTTTGAATTTTTGGTTATATTCCGAGAATGCTTTAGTTGCTAAATTAACTTTGGTAGTTGCCTGATCAAGCAGGTTAAGTACCTTTGTATGCTCAGTTACAAAACCGGCAGAATCGCCCATTTTGATATTTACAGCCAAATCAGTTTTGATTTTAAGGTCGTCTTTAAGTTTATTAATCTCGCTACGAAACTGTTCGACCGTACCTAGTGAGGCTGTAGCGACACTAACACCAGCAAAAGCCTCAAAGGCTGATTTTGCCTGCAAAACGCTTTTACTCAGGCGTTTATATTTTTCAGATACCTTGCTTAGGCTGGTGTTACTTTTATTTAGAGCGGCAGCAGTCACATCAGTAAAAGATGCCAAACTGCTTTGATTCTTGGTTAGTCGTTTTATCTCTACTGAAGCAGTATTGATTTTTTTTGCGTAGCCGCTCACAGTCTGCTTTATCTGATCAAACTTTATATTTAGCTGATCTGATAACTTAATTAAACGCGACTGTTCACTAGCAAACTGCACATCATCTATACGTATTACTGCGGTTAATTCTGCAATATCAGACATGATAAGCTCCAATAAAAAAAGCAGCCCGAAGGCTGCAATAGAAAAGCCAGCGTTTTGGCTGGCTTAATTTAATTGATTCGAATTACCTTTTTTTCTCTTTTAATGGTTTCTCTTTCCATCTTTTAGCTAGATATTCAAATTCCTGAAATATGGTTTGAATTCCTTTTTTCTTTCGTAATTCATTAACGAACCCACTAAGATTATCCCAATCTCTTATAAACATAGTATATTGAAAACTTTTATAAATCTTTTCATCAAGAGCTCCTTCCAATATAGCCCCAGACATAAATTCTCGATGGTTTAAAACTTCCAATATTGCTGCTCTATCATCTGCAAATTTCTCTTCTTCAGAACTATATACGGCAAATATGCAATCTTTATCATCTTTAGCTAATTGATTAACACGAGAAATAGCTTTTTGAAGTTCGGAATTATTATTTTCCGCAACTATCATATCAATTGTTCCTCGTTTTTTCGCATTTTGTGTATTCTTATATATATTATATGCAGCAATAATAACGCCGACTGCAGTAGCTATCGGCGATATTAATTGCACCCATTGAGGGAAATCAGTCATTACCATCCCAACCGTCTCGGTAAATTCTTTTCATAATAAACTCCTTTAAATTTGTTACACTACAATAAACTTTTAATTTCAGGTGAGTCTAAGTGAATCTAAATGTGTTCTAGTTATATTTAAGTAAGTCTGGGCTATGCTGGGAGCCTAGTATCTGTTTACCTCTGGTATACATATTATGAACAACTAGCACCAATAAATCAAGTAATAAATGTAATAGTTACATTATTTAAATTTATTAAATTCATATACTTAAATAAATTTTATTAGCGCGATAGAAAAAGAACAACAAAAACCAGCACATATGTGCCGGCTTTGAATCTGTTACACAATCAAATAATAAGCTTATTAATCGCACCTGTATTCAAACATATATAGCCTTTTAAACTCTTAACCTCGGCTATCTGATTATTCCTGACAACTAATAACCAGCGTCCGTTTTGATTAATGTTAGGCAATACAGGCAGGTTATCGATTGGATTAACGACGCCGCCTAAAAGTTCAATTGCCTCATCAAAATCTTTGGCTAAAATATCCTGATATCTATATACATTAAATCTAGTATAGAGTTTTTTATACACGGAATGAAATGTATTGGCGGTTTCGGCAACGTTATCAAGTACAGCTTGTCTAATCAAATATTGCTGCCGTTTATTCAATGTTGGATAGCGACCGTCCAGTTTACTGTTCTGGTTGCTGGTGTCTATATATTGTTTAGCCTGAATCTGTCTGAGCTTTTCCGCAATAGCATTAAATGCATTGATGTAAGCTATTTTGATTGACATAGCATTCTTACCGGTAAAACCCATTACCAATAATATAAAACCATCTTTTGTTAGTTCATAAATTTTGTTTTTTACAAAAAATCCCAGATTATTTTTGCGTTCTTTTTCGAGCAACGCAAAATTGCGTTCTCCGAAAGAATCAGGCACTTGCGTACAAATCTCTTCAATTTTAGCCAAAACATTGCAATGCTTTTTACCAAACGCTTTGGCTACAAATTCACTGGTTGTTACTGGTTCGGAATGGTTAATTTGAACGAATTGCTCAAAGTCGATAGCTACTGCATTCATGATAGATTCCTTACAATTTTACGAAATGCCATATAGGCGGCCGAGAGGTTCGTAGGCCTTGTAAGTTGGCTGGAATTATTCCCCTTGCGGGTATTGTATTCTTCACCCTCTCGGCCATAAAAGGAATCATCTAATTTGGATTAGTAGACAATAAATTTTAGGCACAAAAAAATCACACTAACGGGGTGATACCGCTTACTATAAGGCTACGACACCTCTTAATTCAATATTGCCAAGTCTCAACCAGTTTGTCAATTAGTAGATTCAATATTAAAGACAAGAATACGCTTTCCGAGCAACTTAAAATTAAGTTTTTCGAAATAATCAATAACTTACACTAACTTCCCTAGTGGCTCAAAATTGAGCTTCTAGCGAAAATCAATTACTTACGTGTAAATACAATTGCTTCCTATCTTCACTCCGACCAGTTTTGATTCGCCCATCTTGGCGAATCAAAATAACTTTTAATCGATTATCTAATTGCGCTGATAATTTCAGGTAATCTCCATGCAATTATAATCATCAGAATAATTAACGTAGCCGTCCACATGGTTTTGCGCAATTCTTTGGGCGTGAAATTGATAGCTTCCATATGCACTCCTTGAATAAAAAAACCACTCCGAAGAGTGGTTTGCAATTAATAAATTTAAATAACTGGTTTTAAGATTAAATTATCAACTCAACATTGCTATTTGTGTAATTACCATCAAAACAATAAAGAACCATATAATCACTGCAAATATTATATCTATAACAGATTTTTTTTCGTAAACAATTTTAGGGCTATTGGGAATAGTATTGTTAGGAGTTAATTTTATTTTCAAACATTTTGCTGCCAGTTTTTTCTGCTCAGTTGTACCACATAGCTTAAAACCGCTTTTAATCTTTCTTAAAGTGTAAAAATTACAATATTGCAGGCACAATACTACGTTGAATATAAATGCCATCATAAATATTCCAAACACACCGAGCATTATGCCTGTTAATATAGCAAGTACAGTATACAACCCTAAGCACATTAGGAATCCAATAAAATCTCCAATCAATAAAGGTGTAAAACCACCTATTATAAGAGGGAAAAAACTTTGACCAACAAATGTTAATCTTACCTCCCCGGTATTTTCATTATAGATAGGTATTGCTTTTGAATTCAGAGCTAATAACGGTTTTTTTAAACTAAGCTCATTTAATGCATTTTCTTCAATAGCACTATCTTCCTCTACCGCTTGAGTAAATGGCTTATCCTTTGTTTTCGGTTTAGTTAATTTTTCCAACACCTCAGGGCATTCTGCAAATAGCTGCGCATTGTATTTTTTACGCGCCTCAGGATCTAATAGTGTATTTTTACATAGTTTCAAATCATCCAGAGAAATAAGCTGGTGCTGAGCCATCTGCCGCATTGCCTTTACTATCTCTGTCTCTGTTGCTGTTGGCTCAACTCCCAAAAGCGCATATAAATTAACAAACGCCATTGCCGTTATCCTTCAATTTTAATGTGCAAAGAATAACATAAACCCGTTTCAAAATTAATGATAATTTACACAGGCATGCATCATATTCAGGCAGGATTATTAGAGGCAGAATCAATCAAAATATACTCATTGTGCCGGATATCCCAAATCTTACCCGTTAAAGCGCAATGGAGCCGGAAGCCGTCTGCATTCAATGTTAGCGCATATAAATTCCCGTTTTTATCCTGCATATTTAATCCGCTTAAATCATTCAAGCCAGTTGGTAACAGATCTGGCGTCACCGGGTGCATAGGAATAAATTTTGCATTAACCGGATCAAATTTCATGTCAATAATGCCTTTGTCCGGGTAAATATCCAGACTCCACAGATGGGTTATTCCGTCGCCTTTGACGGTAGTAAACAGCTGGTAATCCTTGTCAGTGGTCGGATTCCCTTTCTCGTCGTACTTGTCACGCCAGTACAGACTGATATCCTTACCACCGATGAACTGCTGCACACCATCGGATTTTTCAAAACAATGGATAAAGTGATCAGCAAATTTCACCTGTGGTGCATTGCTGGCATTCACATCGTCCATTGAGTTAAGGCCGGCACTTTTCAGGGCATAATCGCTGATTAAATCCACGCCTATGGCTAAGTCGTCCGCACATTTCCAGCGCGAATCGTATAACCCTGCCGGCTCCGGTGCGATACCCCAGTATGCTTCGTCTGCAGAAAGTGACTGGTCAATAACGGCACAGTATGTCAGCGGCGCACTGGCGCACGTCCATTTGTAATACTGTTCAACCTCATCTCTGCGCGGAATTTTTTTCCCCTCGCGTTCCTCAGTAGAATTAATTATCTGTTTTGCTTTACTGTCCCAGCTGCTTATTTCGAATTCTGTCCGGTCGCCATAACGGAAATACAGTTCAGCCCACGACGAATCGTTGTATTGATTGGCTGCGGTCAGGTAACTGCAAAAGTAGTTATTGATTTCCTCAACGGCTCGCTTGTACTGCTCTGGGCTTTTTTTCAATAGCCCTGAAGACAAAGGGACGGTACTAAAAAATGCCGGCGCATTTAATTCGTTCTGCGTCAGCATTTTATAAACTGTATCCTCAAGTGTAGGCAGGTCGTAGTAAGCCCGTAATATGAGTATTTTATGTTTCGGGTGCAACGGACAAGTTAATAAATCAAACGGCGGCCACCATGTCCTTACAGATATCGGCGCATCATATTCATTAACCAGCCGCTTAAGCATTGCCCGGTACTGATTTTTTAACTGCAATTTGTACCATGTATTATGGCTAAAATGACTAATCTTACTGTCCGGACATATCTCCGCGGCAGGATCAAGAAAAACCCGAAACTGGCGTCCGGTATTGATGTCAAATAAACCCTCTATAATCTGTGCGTTTTCTGTAGATGGCTTGCCGGCATCATCAAAACTCAGTAAATCCGTACTTTTCAGACAGGCTTTACCCTCCTTTTGCTTAGCCGGCATTTTAGACAACCCTACGCCGCCCAGTACGCGCGGGCGCTGATTCATCTTTTCGTATTTGGGTGTAAGTCCTAATACTTTTTTTAAATTATCCAGAAGTTGCTTATTGCTCATACTAATAACACCTTATAGATACATGAATATCATTATTGGGCACAGTTACTTCGTAATCCGTTACGCCAGCGTCAATTTCTGCTGTATCAGTACTTGCCTGCTCAATATCCTCAGTTTGAACACGAAATGCATAGCCGCGCTTTACCGGCTGATCGTAATAATAAAAACCGGTTTCATAACGCACATAACCCTGGCATTGATAAAGCTTAAATGATGATTTCCCTGAGCCAATTGAATCGCCGCCTGCAGGTTTGTCCGGCTGGTTTGTTTCAGTCTCATCAGGATTTTTATCACTGTCCGGATCATTCTCAATAATCTTCACACCAAAAGGCACCACATAATCATTAAGGACGATATAAGGGTTATAAGTGGACAAAGGTAATTCAGGACGTGGCGGAGGATTAGGCGTTAAGGTTAAATTGCTGGTATTACTAAGCGGATTAATAAAACATGCGCCTGTGATTTCTGTTTCGCTAGTTAAGAATAAAAAATCCATCTTATGTGTATAACTTTTAACCTTAACATTACCCTTAAACCTGTCTGTATTAACAAAAATGGTATTATCAAGGCTAATTGCCGGTGCAAACTTAGTAATTAAATTAAGCTCATTGTGCCGGTGTGATTCCAGTATCTTTGTATATGCAACATGATAAATAACCTGCATTGCACGTGCATATTCATCAGGAATAATATTATCGACATTAATGGTGTAATCACCGTTTGCCTGACTGGTCCCCATTGGCCTGAAATATTTCTTTTCATTCCCCCAGTTTTTGGCAATCTTGTCTTTATCGGCATCCTGCTTAATCGTGAAGCTTAATTTTTCCTTTTTTACGCCATGCAACTGAATTGAAGGTGTATTAGTGATCACAAACTGATACTTTTCATCAATCCCCTGTTTCCAGCGGCGCATAGCCGTCCAGCTCGCACGCATAGCATATAAATCGCCTTTTGCCGTGGTTTTTGCAACCTGCACAACGTTAACAATAGGGTTGCCGTTTGCGTCTTTATCACCGGTTGGCTGGTACTGATATTCATAATCAGCCGCGCTGAAATAGGTTGTGCCATACCATCCGCTGGGCGGCGTACCCTTTGCACGGAAATTACCTACCAGCCATCCGCCACCGGTTGCTGCGCTGTAAACATCATCATATTTAGGCGGCGGCCCCTCATGGCGGACATTTTTGATGTAATCAATATCATTTTGAAAGCCGCAATAAATATACTCAAAATAATTCTCACGATGAAACAGGCGGTCAAACTGATGGTGTACTTCTATCTCTACGCGATTGACTAACGATGTTGCGCCACCCAGCTTAAAGCTAACCTGCCGCTCATAACAATCGCAATTAGTTAACGTCCAGTCTGCTTTAGCTTTAGGCAGCCATCCGGTTAAAACTGCCTGCCCGCGCGCATCAAAGTCAAAAGACGCAGGAACAGTACTTAGTCTGTCTGTGAGTTCAGCATTAAGTGTTTCATAGTTTGATAACTCCCCGAAAACACTTTCACACCAGTAACCGATTTTACGGATAGTATCTGTGCCCAGTTTTTCAATTGAACTGCTGCGGTCGTTGCTTGCCGTTAATGTCCTTGTGTATTTCAGAAAATCAATATCAGGCGTATCCACAATACCCGTAAACAAGGGATAAAAATATTTATTGTTCTGAATATAAATCGTTATCGGCTGGTTATAGTAAAGATACATATCCACTTCGCCGCATTCTTCTTTAAGATATAAAGTAGCTTTGGCAGATTCACCCTCGGTATAGTTGATTTCACAACTGCGCATTAGTTTGCACGGATCTATCTCATCACCGTTGATATACACCTTTACCGCATAATTCTGATAATCCAGCCCGATCGACTGCAAGCCATTCATAGGTGCAAATGAGACGTCTCCGGCAACCGTTTGCGCCAACCCCAGCAACATTCCATCAACTTCATAATTAACAACTTGTGCCAGCGGTAACCTGCTTTCCGTTTCATGCTCATCAATAACAGACTGAGACAACGCCAGCAGCATGCCTGTTTCCTCGCGCGATTCCACAGACTGCCCTAGTGCCAGCAGCAGCACTGATTCGCCGTCTGCCGTATCTGTTGCCAGTACTGCATGGCTCAAAGCTGAATTATTTAACATGATTAAATTGCCTGTTTGCTAAATCGAAGCTTATTTGTACCAATATAAATACACGGATCTGTACTGTCGTTGCGTACGTCCGTAAAACGGTTAGTTAGGCGCATATAAATTGCAACCGGTGAGCCGCCCTGTAAACTTTTGCCAAGACTAACACCGGAGCCGGCATCCGCTTTATCCAGTCCGGCTCTGTTTAATGCCAGCCGCACATCACAGGGTACAAACTTTGCCCCGTAATGAGTAAACTGCGCCGTTCCGGAATTAATCGTGGTCCCGGCGTGCCCTGCACCCCATTCAGGCTCACCGTCACCGCTGGTGCCCGGTGTTGTGCATTTGTACATAAAACCGTTTGAAACAGTTGGCTCAATAATCTCTCCAGCTTTGTAGTATTTTCTTGGCTTCCACTTCTCAAGCATACTTACCGGTGTAAGGGTAATAGGCGCATCTGTAACTGATACCACCGTTTCCTGAGCATCATTACTGCCATAATACAAAACTATATCCACTGATCCTGTGCCATTGTAAGTAACAGGATACGGACTGGTTGCCTCTGATGTCATTTCAGGATCTAGCCAGAATGTAAACATATTCACCACTTCCCATTAGGACATTTCTGATTAGTTAAAGCCGCTTTAGCAATAACATAACAATTACATTTGCCGCACCTGTCGCCTTTTGTAGCAGGAGTTCCAAGCGGCACAATAGAATGAAACCGCTTTAAATCAGTACAATTGCCGCAAATTTCCAGGCGTTCACGATAATTCGCAACAAATGTACTGATTTTATTTCTTGCTGTTATAAAAGCACTTGGTGCTGGCTTTTTTCCGCAGCAACTCATTTTTTTAACCGCTTTCTTGACCCATCATTTCTTTAGCCAGTTCGGCACGTTCTTTTGCACTCAGTTTTATAACCTGTTTGCGCTCATACTCTTTGCGCCAATCTTCATTCTGGGTTAGGTTATAAGCAATCTGGCTTAATATCTCGCTTTTCGGCCATGTTGCTACTACGAATAACGGCGTATGCAGCTCACGCGATAACGCTAACAGCATTCTTCGCATGGGCTGTTCCATTATTTTTTTGCTTCTGAATCAATACTCCCGTCGGATAAAGATTTTTCGCCCTGAATGTTTCTTGCTATCGCCATAATGAGTTCTGATGGCAACTTCAGGACATCTTCAACACTCTGGAAAACCGGTTCGCCATCTTCATTTACTACCATCAGACGGACTAAATGCGCAGACAATACAGCGTTGTTAACAGAATCGTTTTTATGGTGCGATAAAATAACATCGTAATATTCAACCAGATCCTGACCGGACATTTCGGCTTTTAAATCAATACTTCCATAGTTATCTATTTGAACTGTTTTAATGCTGGGTTTTGCAAATTTACTCCAGTCAATTTTCAGGGCATTCTTCATTTTTAATCTCCATTAAAAAAGCCGCTTAAAGCGGCTGCGGTTTATTTGGTTTTTTGCGATTTACTAGGGTTTTCAGGTGTTTCCGGCGTTTCAGGGACATTGGGAGTTTCCGGCGTATAGGTTTCCTTTGTCCATGCAGCATCGGCAACAGTTGATAATTCCATTGAGCCCCCTAAAACCTCCCCAACTTTGCTATTCCAGCTCGGATTGACTTCCTTTTGACAGAAAAAAGTGCAGACATCCGCATCTATCGCTTCTTCATTAGGGTCGCAGTAAATTACCCTCACCTTTAACAGGCTATTGACTAGCGCATTCATGTAAGCAGCTAAAGCCGGCTGTCTGGGGTCAAAACGCTTTAAGTTAATGGATAACGTGCCATTGTCTTTAGCCCCCGCCATAAATGATTTTGTGCCTTTAGCTGCCTGGCAAAAATCTGTTGTGTCGTGCTTATCAGTTTTGCCATCTTTAAAATCATAGCTGTCATGACCGCAAAGCTGAATATTCTCACCATATTCCTGTTTCTTCGAATCATAAAAAGAGAATTGCATCACTAATCCGTCGGACGGAATTGCGCGTGCTAATGTCGCCATATTTACTCCGTAATTGTTTGATAGCGGATACTTACATTGACCATGTAATGCGTTGCAGTAGCCATTCCCTGTGAGCGGCTCACTGTTGATGTAAGCAATCCGTCAAATCGTTTATTAAAGAAAAAACCATGCAATGCATCTGCATAGTTTTCCGCCATCGCTCTACCTGTTCCCGCCGGTGTATAAACGTTGATACTAAAAATGCCACTGTAAATTTCAGTGGCATCAAACGTATCTATAATGGTCGGCTTAGGCAGATTTTTGGCTATAAAAAAAGCCCCTTTAGGGGGAACCTCAGGGACTTGGTTGTCATAGTAGACTGGTGGCGCGTTGGGTAAGGCGGCAAGCCGCTGCTCCAATGCGTTACTGATATGATTAAATAGCATTATTATTCGTCTTTCTTCGCCTCAGCAATTCGTTGTACCGTCTGCTGCCATCCGGCAACTGTAAGACGGAAAAAGCCCTGCGGTGCCTGAGTAGAGTAACCGTTAACCGTTTTGCCTGTCGGAACTTTAGGCGGGTTAGGATATAGCCCGTACTCCAGTACGCGGATATAGGGCAAATTGCTGAACAAATAATAATAGGCAGGACGGGATTTACCGCTTTTCAGGCGCGACAGCAATTGTCTGGCTTCCGCTAAATTGCCCTGGCTGGTGTCTTTGGTTGTTTTACCGCTGCACTGATCCGCTTCAACAAACCAGTTAGATTTAGCCTGCCCTGTATCCTCAGGTGTGGCATCAACCATTTGCTGCTGCAAATCCAGTACAGCTTCTGAAACAATATTATCAGCCTTATTGCGCGCCTTATTCAGCATTGCCTCTATTTGAGAAGCAAACGAATTCATTGACGTACCTGCAATTTATAAATTACATCAATATTAGCAGGGCTTACACGCTCAATACTGATTAAACGCATTTCCATATCGTTAACCAGTACACCATCTCCGATAACTGGTGTGGTGGCTATGTTTTCCAACAATACCACCATATCACCAGTCAAAATGCGCATGCCGTCAATTTCATTGTTACTGTAATGAAAAGCGCAGCCATAGCCGGTATAAGTCTCTATTGCCTGCTGATTACTGCCTGTAGCAGGATCATACTGCTCACCAGTCTTTCGCTTGATAGTAATAAGCTGCCCGAACTCTTTTAACAGATCAGCGGCAATAATCCCAAGTTCTTTATAATCGAAAGCCATATCACCCCCGATAAACCGGTATCTGGTTAAAGCTGCTTTTAATATAAGGCGCAAGTAATGCATCTACATATTCAAAGCGTACACCAGTACTGTCACTGTAAGTAACTGAGATATCCGCCACTGTTACTGCCCGCCGTTTTTGCTCACCGTTATCAAACAGCCCGTTTTTTAACGCCAGCTCACAAACGGCTTTATATACCGGCTCAATAACAGCCTCGTCTCCTGCCCGCATCTTCCGATTCAGGTCATTACGCAGCTGATAACAGGCATCTACGTAATCCGAAGCAGCAACAAGCCGCAATTCCTTTTGGCTTGTCTCCAATGCCGCCCATTCCGCCTGCGACGGGCGAATAGAATGATAAGCGTCCGCCCGCTCTATGCTGACATAGCTATCACTCGGTACCCTGATCATTCTGCTCACCATCGCCCGCATTTTGCGATTGCGTATGCTGCTGATACAAAGCTAATAGTTCGGCTTTCTTAGCTGCCTGCGGTATTTCTACACCCAGTTTCAGCAAGGCTTCGTTCAGCTCTTTAACCGTATTGGGCGTACTGCTTCCCTCTGCATTCTTGCCGGTATCACTTACAGCTTCGTCCTGCTTTACAAATTGTTTGTAAGGCTCCGGCACCTCTCCGGCTGCTTCATCGCATAGCTCTATACTATCCCCGTCACGATACATACTGACATCACGTACAAGATAGCCTTTGCCCTCAACTTCCTGTACTTTTGCCGGGTCTAAGCCATACATAAAATATAGTTTTTTAGCCACAATTTGCCCCTTAAATATATGTGCGGCTTAGTTTAGCCAGCACACCGGCAGTATTTTTAACACTAGCGGGTACCTGTATCCAGTTGGTGCCAGTTGCAAGCGCAAGATTCGTCGGGGAGGCACCGCCTTTAGTAATATCCCATTTATAACCTTTAACAGCTACGTTATACGACCATTCGGATTGATGCATAACGCCTAGATTTTCCCTGCCAAGAAGATCTTGTATTGCTGATTTATAGTCTGCGTTATCACTTACTACAATACCGCTTTCGGTTAAGCCTAAGGTGTTATAACCTGTTATGGATTCGCGATCATCCGGATTTGTAGCCGTTACCAGCGATGGGCTATCGGTCACAATAAATATACGTCCTGCTACATCTTTGGTGATATTTACTGTTCCATATGAGAATAATCTTTCAGAATTATTTAAAGCATGATTGAGTAAATCTGAGGCACAAGCCGAATGCATAACCCATACTTTAATCGCGCTTTCACGATCGCCAAATAATGCGGCTGTATTGGGTAGTGCAGCAGCATTGACTTCATCTTCTCGTATTGCTTTTGGATTATTCTGAATAGCCGCCACAGCACACATAATGCCAGTATTCAGCATATCAGCCAGACGTGCCTTGCCTAATTGTTCGCCTAGTACTATAGCTGCATCAGTCGGGTTCTGCTGAATCCATGTATATTGACTTGGTGTATATTCAACAGGCGGTGTGCCTGCCGCTACTTTAATGCTGTTTTCTGTTGTCTGGGTTAAACGGACAGAGTTTACTGCTCCGTCTCCATAGACATTGCGCCGTCGAATAAGATCAGCAACACCTTTGAAGCTGGATTTAATATCCTCATCACCACTGGACGGTCGATTAATTAACGTTATCGTCCCTTGCGAGGCTTCATTGAATTGGTTGATATCCTGAGCCACCGTTTCTGTCATCGCGGTGTAGGTTTCACTATTAAAAACTTCAAGATCAAATGGCATAAAAACTCCTTATCATTAGTTATTTGCTGCTTTAGTCTGGATAAATAAGCGTCGCTCCTCTGGTGTTTTGCATTCTGCATAAGTGGCTGGTAAGCCTTTTGCTGCTGCATTACCTGAGGTTGTCCCGCCTCCGGTTGCCTGATTGCCTCGCAAAATACTGTCTTTGTTTTTGTAATTGCCCACCAGAATTTCGAGAGCCTCATCAAAGGCAGCAGGTTCGCCAGGATTGATCTGGCTGTAAATTTCATTACCGTTATTGTCTTTAGCGATAATCCTGCCATCGTCTGTCACGTTGAAATTTTTGCCGAAAGCAGCCTGAGCAATATCAGCAGGTATAGCGAGCCTGTCTTTAATGAAAGTTGAACGGGCAAAGCTGCCACCTATCTTTTCATCATAAAGTTGCTGCTTTATTGTTTCCATTGCCTTATTTGCTTCCTCAATCTTGGCATTTGCCGCCTTATTGATTTCTGCCTTAACGCGCTCCACCTCACCAGCATCAATCAGTTTTTTGCTATCAAGGTTATTACACGTTTCGATAGCTTTCCGCGCGGCTTCCGGGTCTTCAATGCCATCAAACTGCCTGAGCTTTTGTTCGGCTGCCTCTTTAGCTTCTCTGTGCGTTTTGGCTTCTTTGCAAAGCTCTGAGATTTTGTTGTTAGCCTGATTTACATCATATGGAATTTCCTTTCCGTCTTCGTTCACATAAACCGGTTTCCCGTCTTGCACGACGGCATGACCGGCATCATCAAGTTTTAACTGCAAAGGCATTTTTTCTCCTGTTCGCATAAAAAAAGACCGCCTGAGCGGTCTGGGTGTTAAATAAAAAACTACTACTGATACTTTTCTCTTAATTCGTTAAGGGTCATAGGCTGTAAGCCGCCGTTTTTAACGATATCGGTGACATTCACCTCACCTGTTTTCAGCATTTTGCCGATCCCTTTCCCAAATTGCTCCTGTAATTGAGTTAAGGAACGGGAATTAATCCATTTTTCACCTGTCATTCCGTCGAATTCTGCCTGTAAATCGGTTAACGGCAGCACACTGCTGCGACACCTGCAATGCAAAGGCGGAAGCTGAAAAATCTGATCATGCCCGATAGGTTGTTTATCTTTGTCCCATATTAAATGGTTACGACTAAAACAAATTGCTGATGTCCTTTCGTCAATTATTGAATAATGCTGCCATCCTTTCACCTTGCTATTAATACGACCAAAGGCATAAATAATCTGATTTCTGATTGCCCCGGCCGCTGTGGGTACTGTAGCCTTAATCCAGTTATTAGCCTTTTTGAAAACGCCAGCCAGATCAGGTATCAGTCCATCAACTGCACCAGTTCTGATCTGGCGTTTAATTGTGCTAAATAATTGCGCTTTCTGTGCTGTAAATGTTTCTTTCAGGGTTAGCCCGCCCAATAAAATACCAGCCGTTAGGCTGATTATCTGCGCATCTGAGAGATGTTTAATTCCGCTATTGTCATCCGTAACTGATATAAATAAACGTGGCAGATAGCTGGCTTCATTGTCGCCTATGTCGTTTATCGTCTGCTGTATTTGTTCTTCACAACTACTGTAAAAATCATCAATAGCCAGTTCGATTTGTTTCAGCAACTGCTTTAACTGCGTTTTATTTAGCGCAGTTAAATCAACACCAGCGATCAGGACTTCAATATTTCTCTCTAACTGCCCAATCTGCCTCTGTAAGTCATTTTCAAGCCCTGTTTCAACACGGATCACATCAAGCTGGCGTGTTATCAGCTCATTTGCTATCTGCTGGTTGGGTGTCATCGCTAAAATCCATTTGAGGCGCGTTTATAGCGTCCTGTTCAGCTTCTAAGCGCTTCTTTTCTTCTTCCCAGTCTGCCTGATTGGAAATAACCCCGCGCCGCTTAGCCTCTTCAAAAACGGTCTGTCTGCTAACGATATCATTGGTATTTAATGTGATAACCACATTCATACCCTCAACAGTATCATCAGTCTCTAAATTGCCGCTAATTTCAACGTGGCTCTGTTCATTACTGCTTAGCCACTTAGACATCATATTCAACGCACTGTCTATCGCGCTTTCAAATAAATTCGCGTAATGTCGCAGCAGGCTGATTTCCTTGCTTTGCTCCTCTTTTGCCTGTGAATCGGTCATAGCCAGCTTGGTACGGGTTAACAGCTTGGCACCGGCAACTTTCATATCAGATTCAATTCGGTCTAACCCTGTCCAGCCTGCTTCAGCAGCACGCCCGCTATGCTCAATATAGCCTATCTGCTCATCTGTTCCCAATTGCAGCATGGTGCCAACACCTGAGGTGAGTTCGGATACCTCACGGTCACCTGAATAATACATGAGCGGTACGCTGATAAAGTGCAGCAGATAATCCTGATCACTGCGTGCCTGCCAATGGCGTATATTTAACTCTGCCAGATTTTCTAAAACCGGCTTACCTGCAAAAAAACCTATGCGTTCTGGTGTAAAAGCAACCACCGGTACATAATCCAGCGGTTTACCGCCTATTCTCAGCTCTTTCTCAGAATGCAGTGCCCAGCCGTTTTCCCCGTTCCGGTAAACAGTGACCTTACCCGGTGTCATAACAGTAATTTGTTCCGTTATCTTCTCGCCGAAAGCACCATCAGGCTCTAATACAGCCGACCGGTAACGGAACTGTGTACATACCTCTGTGTTCTGTCTGATTTCACTACGCCAGCCTAATACACTATTAAAGGGTACATGCGTGACATATGGCCGCAAACCTAGCCGCTTAACATCTGCAACAGTGTAGTTATCATCAGCAGGCGGATAGTCGACAACTACATAACTGACACCATGCGCCATCGCGTCATAAAACCATTTAGAGCAAAACACATCAATATTGTTATTTTTTAAATCAAAGTTTACTAAATACTCTTTTAAGCTATCGGCAACCTTTTCGACAATCAACGGCTTGGCAAATGTTCTGCCCACCATCTGCGCCACTGTTTGCTCGTAAGCCGGATATAACACAGACATTTTTAAACGCCGCTTATATTTTTCGGCACTTTCGGCTTCTTCTTTTGGCAAAAACCTTGCCCCGGCACGACGCATAGCCTGAGTGCCGCCTAATAAAGCGTTAATCTTTTCATTAACGCCATGCATATGCCGGACTATTTCGGATTTAAAATCTGGGTTATTACTCATATAACTATATCCTGAGATCATGCCGGCCATGTGCCGGTTTCTGTATAGGGTACAAACGCGCAATTGGGTACGTGCCGGCATCTATCACATGGTCAATACCGCTGGATTTATCAGGCGCACCGTTTTTGTCATAAGCCTGCTGCTCTAATGCCTCTGTAAAACGCGGGCATTTTTGCGGATTAACAAACATGCGCCTTTCTTTATTTGCATTCAGCAGCATGGCATTAGTCGCATTAATCCGGTCTTTAACGGCTGGGTTAGATTTCCTGACCTTGACAGAGAACCCAGCTTTTTTGATTATCGATAAATCAGACTTTGAATAATCTTTACTGCTGGTATTCTGCCCGCTGGCGTCCGGGTAAATATCAATCTTATGGTCGGGATACTTCGCTTTAATCAAATTGCACATTTCCGGTGTATCCCGCACATCGACCAGTTCATCAACTGCATACGGAATCCCATTGCGCAAAACGTAAACAACCGAAGCCATTTTCAGTACGTTAAAGTCCATACCGATATGCAGCCGTTCGCCCTCTTTTATTGTGGCTGTAGTACTGTTTGCCTCTCTGTCAAAGCAGTTATAAACCGCACCGGATGTTAAATTGACGAATTGCCCGTTTAAATACGCTTTAATTAGTTCAGGCGGATAGCTGGCATATAGCGAGGAAATATAATCATCAGGCAGATTGGCGGCGTTATCGAAAGTGCTTGCCTGTATTAACCCGTAGAACTGTGCTAGCTCCGGCTTTTCTCTGATATCTTTAACAAACCGCTCATAAACAAAGCGAAAACCCTCTGGTGTAGTGGTTACATCTATGCCGTTTGTTAAGCCGGGTATCTTATAACGCAGACGGGCAATTGTTTTATTCCAGATCTGGAGGGCTTTTTCTTTTTTAAGCGTATCCAGCTCATCAACTAAAGCATGCCCGATTTTAAAGCCGACAATTGTGTCTGGCTTATCCATTGAACGGCATATTGTTGTGCCACGGTAGATGCTGGTCCCAGCTTCATAAAAATCGACCTCTTTATTAGCATACTTAATATCAGCCCTAAGCCCCCATTGAGACGCCACCTCTTCTATAGTAGGAAAAAAAATATCTCTGATCTGCGGGTATGTCGGAGCAAAATAACCTTGGTTTACTTTAGGGAACTGCCAGAAACGCGCGCACATTGCAGATCCGCCAACCCATGTTTTCCCGCCGCCGAAACCTGAAACAAACGCCCTGAATTTCTTATTTAGGTTATAGAATCTGGATTGAGGAATATTAAGTGTCGGTGTGATCGTTGTCATTGTTTGCCCTTGCATCCACTGTTTGCACGACAATTTGTACCGGTACCGCCTCCTGCGCTGAATTTTCGACCGTAGGCTTATCTCGCCATAGTTCAGGCTGTCTGTTCTTTAACCAGAATATCTGGGCGGTAGGATCAGGAGGGATGTGTTTTTTAGTTACGCGCTTAACCTTTTTCTTGCCATCATCGCGCACCTCTACTTCCGTTACTTCCATGCCCATAGCTCTTTTAAACAGCGATTCTGCCACCTGAGCATCTGCGATAACCTTACCGCTTTTTATGGACTTGCAAAATTCAGGATATTTCTGCTTCCATCTATTAATCGTGCTTTCGTTTACACCAAAAAAAACGGCTAGCTGCTTATCAGTAAAACCCAACAGACACAGTTTGCGTGCCTGTTCGGCATACTCTTGCCTGTAGTCTGTTGGTCTTGCCATGTTATTAATTCCTTATTCCTTTGTTATCCTTTATATCGCCATGATTTTGTGTATCGATATCCAATAAAAAAGCCCACGCGTGCGCGTAAGGCTTGTCTCTTTTGCCGGTTAATATGCATACACCAACAAAAAAGCGGATTAGCTATCAGCCAACCCGCTATAAATAAATATCATATGTAATATAAGTAATTTGCTACTAAACCCAACAAAAACCAGCCTTTTTGGCTGGTTATATTAAAAATTAGTCACTCTCTGCTGTTATGAGGAGCTCAACTTCTATCAATTCTAAATCTTCATCTTCATCTTTATCTAAATCTTCATCTTTCTTTTTCTTTTTCTCAAATATTCGGGTTAAACTATAGTCCGACACACTAAAAGATAGTTTCCCACCTGGTATGCGTCTAAGCAATTTGTTTATTGCATTGACTTTCTCGTCTATAGGCGCACCGAAAGTACCATATTTTTCAAAAGAATACTTAAGTGTTATGGTATAAGCTTCTTCCCATTTATAATGGGAAGAAATTTCTGGCTTAGTATCTAAGTCGTACCAGTCATGAGTTACAAAAGGTAAATCAGGACGTCCGGAATCAATTAATTTAACATCATGATAATTAAGTGTACGACTTCGTTTATCTTTGTGCCGGCTTAGAAAAGAAGATATAAACAATCCCATCTTCTTGCTTTTATATTGGGTACCCTGTTCGAGCATTCTATCGTATTCACTTGCTGTTAAAGTCATTTTAATTACCTCTTTCTCTCGAACTCGACATTATGCTGATAATTAAAAGCCCAACTTTAGAAGGCTAGTTAATATGTATGTTAAATCTCGCGAATAAGTTTTATATTTCTTTTCCTTAAATCTTATCCGAATCATAGCATAATTATAAATTTTCACTCCCGCTTTTTCAATGCTAAAAGCTTGAATATTCCAAATTTTTACCTAATTTAACCAAAATATCACTCATTCCGACTTCCAGCTTATCTATACAGTCACAATGCAGCTTGTTAATGATGGTTTTAACATGGGATAACTTCCTGTTCAGCCTCTGCGCTCCCCAGTCGAATTTATCCTGTAGCTGTATATAGGTTTTATTCTTGGTAAAAAGGTATTCCAGCAAGGTATCGCACTCTAACGGCTGGATATATGAATCTCTGGCTATTACATAGTTTGTTAAATCAATTATGCCAGACAGGTTATAGCCGTATTCTGCATTAATCAGCGTCCATTCAATATCATTTAAAATACGCTCTACACGGGTTAATAGCATGGAGCTGTTTGCATGCATATCATGCTGGCTTAGCCCTGATTTACTTCTGTCGACTACGCCTCTGGATTTAATCCATTCCTCAATGCGTGCTGAATTACTTTTACCCATGATTAGCGTATTTTTTATGAAAAACACTTCACACAGCATGTGATCTATTGATGTATACATGTTTTCTCCATGGCCGGCTTAACTTGCATCTGCATCTTTCTCTACGAAAAACGTTACTGGCTTTTTTAATTCTTTTATTCCGCATATAGGATTAACCCATACAGGCTGCTTTGAATACTGAGCCTTTAATGCATACAGAGGTACGATCAGGTTATTTAATATTACGATAGCAATATTCAGCAGCCATGAAAGGTGATATCTATGGTGTATTTCCGGATTTTCAAAATTTGGATTGATGTATATAGGGCAAAACAAAAACCAGCCAGTGTGTGTAAAGTCAACTCTTTCAAATTCCATTTTTCTACCTCAGTTTATTTGTATCAGATTATTTGCATTCAATAGCAGTTGCGTCCTTAGTACGCCCTCTGCGTGGTACAGGTGCGCGGTTTCTGCATCCAGTATTGTTGTTCTTCTATCCGCCTCATCATGGCAGGCACTGCATGCGTATGCGCCTAATAGATCACTGGGTTTAATTCCGGTACCGCAACTGCCTGCCAGCCTGTAATGAGCGAAAACCACTGTTTCAGGATTACCGTTACAAATACCGGGCATGCGCACCTGACATTGCTGCCCTCGTGCTGATCGGGTGATTTTGCTCATGATTAATTCCCTAAAGATAAAAGCTGATCAATAGCCTGCTGTGCCTCATCTTCACTGGAGAAGCGGTTGCATAGAATCATGTTCCAGCAAACAGTGAAACAGGCTTGATAGAAGGCGTTAAATTCGTTCTGATTCATACTGGCAAAACTGATTGATTTAGGTTCTTTCACTACGCCAGCCGGTGTTACGCAAATATTAAAATGTCCGGCTTCAATAGTTAGCCAGCGACGAAATGAATCAATATCTTTGTCTATAACGGGTAGTTTTTCAGCGCGCTTTTTAGCCAGTAAGTTAAGTGCTTCCTCTGCGGCTTTAACAATAATGCCTTTATTACCGGCGAACTTATCCAGCCTCTTAGCTACCCACAGCACTACATCCCGTTCTTTAGGGCTGATAACTCCACCTGCCGGTTGCCAGTAATCAAAAGCCAAAGGCAGTAAGCCGCCAAAGAATAAACGGTGATGAGGCAGGCTCCGGTCTTTTTGTCTTGTTACTTGTATCTTTACCGCTTGCCCTACTTTAATTCCTTTGAGACTATCGGCATCAATTGCTGTAACTGGTCGCAAGCTGTTATCAACTGCCTTAACTGCTACAAATTCCATGATTAAAATTCCTCAATGCTCCAGCCTCCGCCGTTCTTCTTGGCCTGGCGTTTTACCGCAATAAATTTAAGCGGGTACATATCAGCGGCTACTTTGATTTTTACCCTTGCATCATCCTGCCAGAAGCCCTTTACTTCGTGCATTTCCATCGTGCCGTCACTGCGCATAACGCAATAATCCGGTGTGTAAAAGGTGTTATCTGCCAGCCTGAGTTTTACGCCTTCAAACCGGTACCAGCTTACTGATCCGTCCTGCATGGCCGGCTTTAATACTTCCAGCTCATATGCCTGCTCTGTTTTGTTTTTTTGTCCGGTTTTTAATCTTCCCAGTGCGTAAAAATTTTTTGACATCTTTTCTCCAGTATTTGTTTTTCCAGTTTCTTAAGCCACGCAGCTTTGCTTCAATGTCATCCGGGCTTATATCGATTTCTGCGAGGGCACAGACTTCTTGAAAACCTCTACTCCTGAAATAGCCCATTTCCAGCCTGACAGCCCTATCCAGATCTCTGGAATCGCCTATAGCTTCAGTAGCGTCCTGCAATGCCTGAATAATGACCATTCCCCATAAGGCTCTGCATGCGTGATATTGTTCATAAGGGGATTCAACATAATCATCCGGCTGCTTATCCATGCTGCCTCCTGACATACTTACTCCGCTTATTATTTCGGGCTTCCCACTCTTCGCGCTTTATTCTCAGATCTTCGGCTATAGGCTCAAATTTGTTGTTTGCACATTCTCTGTGACCGGGGAAATAGTGCCATTTTTCATCATGAGCACAAATGCCAAATCCGAGTGCCGCCATTTCGTGGGGGACATATTCGCCTTTATTATTTTTTTCTCTTAGCATCCAGTGACGGCAAGCTATACAGGTATTTTCAGCCACGATGTGATCTCCTGTTAACTTAGCGCGCATTTTTGTGCTATTAAATTAAGCAGATTTCCTAACCGGGCTTTACCCTCTTCTTTTTGTTTATCGGTTAGAAGATTTCCGGCTTCAATATTCATACGCTCTTCGCCTGCCGGCAGTAAAGCCAAGGCATAATCGTTTGTAATTTTTCCAGTTGCCGCTGCTTCTGTGACTAGTTGCGCTAACTGTTCTTTATCAAGCCCTGCGCTAACGTACCAGTCTGGCTGTATACCTTTTGCCTTCTTCTCGCTAACGATGCGCTCATATGCAGTTTTAAACGCAAGCCCTGCACGGTATTTGTCTCCTGCATTGAATAGTGCTGATGCACTTTCTGCTGCATGCATAGCTGTGTGAGTTGTTAGGATAGACAGGTGTTCGTTCTCCCAGCCTGCAACCAAAGTGTTAAATGCTTCTTCTGCGGATTGCCAGCCATCGTCTATGCGTTCCAGTATTGCTGCTAGTGTTAATCGCCCTTTCAGCTCACGACGGCAACGCTCGAATGCAATTAAAACTTTATCCAGTGGGTAAGCCAGCAAGTCTTCAGCCATAACTGCCGCTGCATTAGCTGATAGCTGCGTACCGGTTAATTCAGCGGTAACCGTTATCGCCTGTATGATTTTTTCAGCCGGATTAATTTCTTTATTTGCATTCATCACGCTAACCCTTTTGCTTTCAGGATTGCCATTGCACTGTTAGCAGATTCATAATTGCTTTGTGTCTGATCAGCTTGGCGCGCCTTTGTTTGCGTCATCTGTTCCCCGCGCTGCATGTCTGTCAACACCTGCTGATAGGAGTTAAGCAAGCAGCCAAAATCATGTCTGCGCTTCACAAACCAACTATCATTGTGGGATAGAAAATATTTAGCCAATGCCAGTGCAATATCTTTCCCGACGTATCGAACGAATATTGCAACCTGTCCCCATGTTTTGGCATTTGGAAGAGGTTCGCATCCATAACGATTTTTATAGGCTTCTACGTAAACTTCCCAGCAAGCGACGTTATCAGATTTAGCCTGCGATTTTTTTTGCGTTGTTTTCTTTTGCGGCAACCCTGCCTGTGACGCGGGTGTAACCCCGTCACTAATATCTGATGGTTCTAATTGATGGTTAATTGATGGTTCTTCTTTAAAGGAATGTGCAGAATTTGCACATAACTCTGTCGTATTTTGCACATTGGCAGGTGCAGAATTTGCATGTGCAGATTCTGCATATGCAGAATTTTCACATTGGCTTTTATAATTATTCAAATTGATTGTGTATGAGTTACTCTGTCTGCTGCCAGCTTTTTGCCTGCGTTCAGACGTTAAAATACCGCAGCTTTCAAGCCGCTTAATTTGATTAATTACAGAGCGGTAACTCATGCTGCATTTGCTTGCCAGAAATGCCTGGCTTGGATAGCAAACGCCATCATCATTCGCATGGTCGCACAAGGCTAATAAAACCAGCTTTTCACCTTGCGATAAATCCAGTTCCCATGCCTTGGACATTAATTTAATACTCATATTTCACCTTAATTTAAGCTAACCAGTGAATAACGGGCGTATCGTTTCCCTGATATGTCATCTTTTATGATTAATGAATTAATGACGTACCCTTGCTGTCGTAAATCGTAGATACGCGCACCCAGTCTCATGCAATTGAATTTGCGCAAGGCTTCTAAGGGCGTTAAAGCGTTACCTGCCTGTAGGTATTTCAGAATTTGTTCTGATTGGGAATCCATCATTAATCCTTTTTAATCAGCTAATTCAGGCCAGAACTTGGCGTAATCTAACGGGCGCAAATCTTTTCTTGTTACTTGTCCGCTGGTGTATTTCTCAATGAATACAGCCTGTTTAGGAGGAACAGCCTTTTTCCCGTTTGCTATCATCGCTATAAATCCAGGGCTTATATTTAAAGCTCTTGCCATCTTGCTACTTCGGCCACGTTCTTTGGAAAGATAGGCTTTAAGTTCCATTTATATACCTCATAGTCTAATATAAATATACTATAGATTAAAAT